TTATTCATCGCTAACGTCACCAACCGTCTTGTCCAGTATGTTCGCCACGATGGTGTGCGTACGGCCGCGCGCCATGTAGCGGTCCTGCGTCATCGAGATCTTGGAGTGCCCCAGGTGATCGGCCGCGATGCGCGCAGACAACCCCTCGTCATCGATCAGGGTTGCTACAGACTTGCGGAAACTGTGGCTCGTCACGTCAGGCGCCTTGAGTTCCTCGCGCACCCGGCGCCACTGCTTGCGGAAGTTGTCGGGGTCGCGCCACGTCCCTGCCGTCGACGGGAAGATCATCTTCTGCTGCCCGTAGAACGGCGTCTTGCGGCGCGCATCCAGCACGGCCACAGCAAACAACGGGACTGGCAGCGTTCGCGTGCCGGCATCCGACTTCGTCTCATCGATCCGAAGTAGGCCCTTGCCGCGAGCCCTGACGATCTTGCCCGTGATCGCGAGAGTGGAATCGGCGCGATTGAAGTCCGTCCACCACCAACCCAACACTTCCGAGATGCGGCCACCGGTGCCGATGAATAGCGTCATCGGGTCAATGAGGTCGGACTCCTGGCAGTACTCTGACGCGCGGATCCGGGCGAGTAGTTCGCGCAGTTCGTCGCCGGTCAGGCTCGGCGCACCCTTGGGCTTCTTCCGCTGCAGGGGGTCGACATCGCGTGCCGGGTTTGTGGTGAGCACTTCGGCGCGGACGGCGAGCTGCAGGCCGCCCTTCATGATCGTCTTGGCTTGAGCCGCAAGGGTGTCCCCGTGAGCATTGCGCATCGAGCGCATGGCGGCATCGATACGACCTGGTGTGCATTCCCGGACGCGGACTCCGGCTATCTGCTTGCGCAGTTGCAGTGCGCAGTATTTGTAGGTGTCGATGGTGCGCATTGCCCGGCCGTCTTCCTCTAGCCGTTCGATGTGCTGGTCCACCAGATCAATGAGTTTCGTCTCGGGCGTGATCTCCCCGGCGCCGGGAGCCTTGCGGGTGGCAAGCGACGCTACGAGTTCGTCTTCCGCGAGCTTGCCGTGTTGGTCGCGCCGCGGACTCTTGCGTTCAACGATGCGGGTAACCCCGTCGGTGTCGCGGTATCGGCACCGGGCGATCCACACACCGGGTTCCACCTCGATGCGTTTCACCTTGCCGTGCTGCCCGATACGCAGCGGTGGCCTGCCCGCCATGCATAAATGGTAGTTGACCTGCACGCTGGAACCGTCCGACTGTCTGCTGCGTCTAACCACACATGCGGACTATCGAGGTGATCGACACAGAGTTACGCCTGTTGGCGGTGTATCGGCGGGCGTGTGTTGAGGATGGGCGGCCAGTGACATCGACTGCGGTGGTCGACCAGCTGCTCGATGAACGGCTCGCGACACCTGGCCAAAGTGGTCCATGATTGCGGACCACTTTTCGCGCAGCCCGTCGAGCTCGGTGCACACCGAAAACCAGTTCGATACCCAGTCGAGACCGCTATCGGCTACCGTCAGCGGTAGTGGGAAAGCATGACAAAGACGTCAGGGACCTTGTCGATCAGATCCTGGCCCAGGGTTGGATCGAGGTCACCCGAAACGGGTACCGGAAATTCCTGTGCCCATGCGGTGAGCACCGCAAGACGGTGCACAAGTCGCCCAGTGACCCCAACTACTTCAGGAACACACTGGCGTGGTTTCGACGTCAATCATGTTGGAAGGAAGGTGAGACACGATGACCAGCTACTACGTCGAGCTGATCTTCGACATGGGCGCTCCCTTCGATGAAGAGATGGACAACCATCTCGATCAGATCGCCGAAGCGCTCACACAGATCCCCGATGTTGATGGCGATGTCGGCTCGCACGCCAACGCCGGCCGAGTCGAGATCTGCATCACGGTCGATGCCGTCGACCGCCCCGATGCGATCGCGAAAGCCTTCGTGGCCGCGCGTACAGCTGTCCACGCGGCGGGTGGTGGTACGCACGGTTGGGAGAACTGGCTGCCGAAACTGCTGGAGGCTGACGACTTCACCACGAGCGTTTCGCGTAGCTCAGTCGCCGCCTGCTGACACCTCGACATACAAAAAGTGCCGCCCCCGAATCTTCGGGGGCGGCTCTATGCCCTTGGAGTGGCGCGGCTGAGCGTACAGCGGGGCTACGACAGGCCCGCTACATCATGAGCACAGCGGTCATCAGCACGGCACACATGCCGATGACGACCGCGATGTAGACGGTCCGGTGCAGCTCTAATTGTGGGTCGGTCATCGCCGCTGCCTATCCCGACGCTGCTCACGCCACAACGTCACCAGCATCGGCACATACACCACAGCGCCCAAGCTGTAGATGATGAACCGGATGATCTGCCGGCCCGGATAGTCGTCCTGCCACCACACCGACAACACCGCCTGCGTCAACACCAAAGCCAGGATCGCTGACTTCGCCAAGTACACCTTCCCGATGCGGTTGGTCCACCACTTCGACCAACCCGCATAGCGGACCGCGAACACCGCCGACAGGACAGCGATGTAGATCAGGGAAACGTTGGCGGCGATCTCATAGTCGATGTCACACCAAATGTCGGAGACGATGGTTCCAGTGATGCCGAAGAGTCCAAGGAAGTACAACCAGCGCATCAGCGCGCCCCCCACGCGTTTTGCAGCAACTCAGTCCATCCGTTCTTGTCGATTTCGAAACGCAGCCGCGCGGTGACGGTGCGGGATTGCGCCGCCAGCTTCTTCGCCGCTTCCCGCTGCACCTCCGCAGCGTTCGCTTGGGCTGCGGCGATCTCCCGGTCACTGCGCGCTTTCCGCCGTTCGGCGCGGTGCCGCTGCCAGGGCCACATCACGCCCGCCCCTCCGCCAACTCCCGGAACGCCGTGAGCAGTTTCGTGGTGGTGTCATCCGTGGCGTTCTTCTCGATCAACGCCCGAGTCAACACATTGTTCGTTTCAGTGGATGCGGCGAGTGCTTTGCGGAGTTCAGCGTTCTCAGAGTCCCGGTCAGCGACGGTGGCGCGGTAGTAGCGGCCGATGACCAGCCACTCCCGCATCAGGGCCATGACGAAGAACCCGGCGGTGATCACGGCGAGGCCGACGACGCCGATGTTGTCCCACAACTCGGGGTTGAACCAGTTCACAGGTCACCGGGTCCTTTCTCACCGCACAGTCGCCGCCACACCCGGCGCAGCAGGATGAACGGCATCAGCGGTAGCAGTGCGGTGCGGTGCCGCCAGGTGCGAACGTGGTGGGGCCAGTAGGTGATTTGTCCGCGGCACAGCCAGCAGACGTCACCCACCGGGGATCCTGCATGGTGTGCCGGCGCGCCGCTCCTCGCATTGGGCGCCGAGCGCCCGGCAGCTGGCGCGTGAGCAGTCCCGCTGCACCGTGGTATTCGCCGGGGAGTTCGCTGCCGAATGGGTGGGTGGCCCCGACTGGATGGGCGCGCTCATGCCGCTGGCTCATCCTTGGGTGCGTTGCTCTTCCGGTACACCAGCCACGTTCCGCCGATGGTGGTGATGGCGAACGTGATCCAGTCCTTACCGGTCTCGGGCAGTGGTTCGCCGTTGGTGACCAAGCGTGTGGCGACATTGGTCGCCAGCAGGGCGACGAACGCGAGGATGGACTTCCAGTAGTGCTGCCAGTTCATGACGGTCCCTTTCAGGCGAGGTAGAAGATGCGAGCGACGAACAGGGTGAAGCGATGCCGCCACGTGCGGGCATGGGCCGGCCAGTCGGTGTAGGTGTCTTTGCAGAGGTCGCAGGTGCTCACGTCAGCTCCGGAGGAAGTCGATCGCGGGCCCGATGTTGTAGCCGTGGGCGGTGGAAGTGAAGAACCCGCCAGCGTCGACGATCGCTTTGAACATGGCGATGGTCTCCGGGATGGGACGCTGCACCAGTTCGAAGATCTGCGCGAGGATGGAGTCAGAACCGCCAAGGACGTTGTTCCACATGATGATTTTGGCGATGGCGCGTTCGTCTTCACCCATGTCATCGAACGGGCAGGATGCGTACATGTCTTGTTCGTGCGCGTAGTCCCGCACCTGGAATGGCGCGGTGTCGAGCCCTTCGAGACGGTCCTCGAGGATGCCCCCGGTGTCGGGGGGTGCGATGGGGTGGATCCATTCGTCGAACGCTTGGATGCCGGGTTGCCGCATGGGGTTTCCCCAGAACACCACCTTGGTCAGGTCCCCGAGTCGGTGATGCAGAGAGCCCTTGGGGTCCATGATGTGATGCTTGAGCACCTGCCCCACCACGACAGCGCCTTGCGAGTATCCGGCGAGTGCGAACTTGCCTGCCTTGCCGTTGATCTGGGCGATCAACTCGGCGACGCCTTGCAGGATGGATGGCCACATGGGGAATGCTGTGGCGGGGTAGTTTCCGATGGGCTGCCACTGGTACAGATCCAGGACCGCGCGCGCGGTGTCAGCGGGGAGGCCGGACCCGAGCGGGTCGGGTTGCCCGGTGCCGTGGACGGTGAACAGCCACGGCTTCACCGGTGGGGCAGGTTTGATGAACCCGCACTTGACCTTGAGTTCGTAGTTGAGAACACCGGATGCCGGAAATTGGTATCGACGCTGCAGTTCCATCACGACATCAGTGAGGGTGACGTCGAATGTTTCTGAGGCTCCGATGGATACGGGCCAGTCGCGCACCCATTGGAACTTCTTCAGCAGGAACGCTTTGAAGGCTGCGACTTCGGGTGAAGTGTCCCCTAATCCGAGTCCGATCCACTTGCCGTCGGGGCCGTTCATTTTCCGGCCTTCCAGTCGGCGTAATCGGTGACGCCGCAGACCTTGTCGCGAATCTCCCCGATGGCGTTGACGAGGGTTTGGCCGCCGAGCTGCGGCCACTCGATACGCAGCTGGTCCCACACCTCTTTGGCGTAGTCGGGCGGCAGGGCCGGTCCGGGCTGGGTGGACTTGTCGAACTCGCCGCGCATGTCCTTGGCTACTTCGCCGCGGAACCATGGCATGTCGAGGTTCCCGGGGTCCCACTTGCCTTGTGCCGCTCCGGCGTATTCCTTGTGGCCGATGACCCGAGTAGCGGGGACGCCGAGCTTCAACGCGAGAGCTGCGCAGGTGTCGCGCATCGCGATGATCTGCGCGTCGGGCCAGCGTTGAGCCTTGTCGAACGTGCCGTCTGGGCGGATGTCGGGCCAGGCGCATTCGATGCCGATCATGTGCCAGTTGGCGTTGTCGGTGGGTAGCCACGGGTATGAGCCCGCGCCGGCGTGCCAGCAGACGCCGACGGCGACGATGGTGACGGTGCCGTCGGGTGCGATGTGCAGGTTGGACAGCGGGCCCTCAAGGTCAGGGCGGCCGTCGGCGATGGATTGCGCTGTCTCGCGGCTGTTACCGGTGTGGTGCACCATGACACCACGGATGTCTTTGAAGTCACCGTGGCCGCGGTCCTGCCAGCCGGGCAGCGTCTTGAGCCGGTCGCCGAGTGCGGGGCGTAGGACGTCTTCGAGCCAGACGGGGTCGCCTGTCCATCCCATGGGTTCCTCCGGTGTGGTTGGGGTTGATGGCTGATCGGCCAGCGCGCGGTGCAGGACAGTCCAGGCTTCGTCCCACTTGCCCGCGTAGCGGTCGGGGAAGGCTGATCCCTGGACTCGTTGAACGAATTGGCCTGCGAGAGCGGGATTGTTGGCAGCGCGGCCGTAGTCGTCGGCGAGGCGTTCGAGGAACGTGTTCGCTGCTCGTGGCAGGGTCATCATGTCTTCGGGTGTGCCCCACCACGGTTCGCCGTTCGGGCCGGGCTGCTGCTGCAGATAGCCCGATGAGCGGTTGTCGTCGGACTTCGAGTCGAACGGGTAGTTCTTGGTGGCGGGTACGCGGTCGTTGGCTGGGCACCACCACTGCCGTTCCTCACCGGTGCCGGTGCCGACCTCGGTGGAGATGCCCATGAGGCACAGCACGGTTGCGAGTTCGTCGAGGCCGCGGGCCAGTGATACGGCGTGGACTTCGCGCGCAACCTGCTCACGAGTTCGCAGCGGCCGCGCGGCGAACCAGGTGAAGCTCACTTGTTGCCGCCGAGTAGTCCGCCGAGCCCGCCGATAACCCTGCCCAGGTTGAACTGTCCGGCGAGCAGCGACGCCAACGACGGCGCGAGCTTCGCGACGAGTGGGTCAATGATCTTGTCGTCCCACTGCCCCGGGATGAGATTGGTGACCTGGTCGACGGCAGCGGGGATCGTCTCGGCGACGCGATCGGCAATGAAGTTGCCAGCGGCCTTCACGTCGTCGGCGTTGGCGGGGTCTTTGATCCAGGCGATGGCGGCGTTGAGGAGTGCTTGGGCGAGGAGTGCGGCGAGTTTTTGCAGCATGACGGGACCTTTTGACGAAGAAACCCCGCAGCCGGATGGCTACGGGGTGAGCGATGTGGATGCTTCAGGAGAAGTCGGAGCCGAAGTCTCTGTCCACGAGCGGACACCCCCACAAGAACATCCACGTGAGCAGCGAGGAGAGGGCGATGCCGCCGACAGCTCCGGCGGCGATGGTGGTGAGTGCGCGGGTCATGGGTGCGCCCGGTTGTGCGGTTTGGGCATGGCGACCTCCGTGGGTGGGTAGGGTGCTGCGGGTGAGGTTGTGGGCGGCATTCACCGGCTGGCTGTACCGGGCACGGCATCGCGGTACGTGCCTGGTGTGCGGCCAGGTATTGCGCGACGATGTGACCGATGAGCTGTGCTCGCCGGCGTGCGAAGAGACGTGGTTGCGCGCGGGTGCGTGGTGATCAGGCGAGTGTGAGGACGGGTGTGGTGGTGCTGTTGAGCGTCAGCGTGTTGCCCGCGGTAACGACGACATCGGCCGGGGTGTTGTCGAGCAGCACATAGCCGACGACATCTCCGCCGACCTCGTAGAGCACAGCCCAGCGGGCCGTGATGCCCGACCCCGCGGCCGTCCAGACGGCGTTGGCTGCGAGCTTCGCGGTGACGCTCGTGGTCCCGGCCAGGTTCGCGGTGACGGCGATGCCGCCCGTGGTGTACCCGCTGCCGTTCGCCACCTCGCCCGTGACCCCGGCCCATGTGGTCGATGCCGCGCCGATGTTCGATGCGGAGGTGACCAGCGCGAGTTTGAAGCTGTCGGTGGCGAGATTGAATTGCCCGTTGAGCAGCTTGATTCGGGTCGTGTTGGTGAATTGCCATGTGCCAGCGGTCATGTGATCGCCTTTCAGCCTCGGATGATTTCGATGGTGTGGCCCGAGTAGCCGGTCGTGCCGCCGGTTCGGGTGACGGTCACAGCGCCGTCGGTCGTGGTGGCGTCCTTGGTGAGGACGCAGATCGGGCCGCCGCTGGTGATCTCTGTGCGCTTGGTGTAGCCCGCGGGTGCGGCTCCCCAGGTGACCGTCGCGCCGCCGGTGCGAGCACCCATGAAGTGCAGCAGGATCGACGACCCATCCGTCTTGGAGAGCGTGACGGCGGGGGCTGTGGCGTCGAGTGTGGACGCGCCGCCACCGGCCTGCCCGCCGATGGGCGATGCGGCCTGCCCGCGGATCACGACGGCGGTCACACTGTCAGCTCCGGACCATGTGCCAGTGGTGTGGTTGTTGGCGGTCGCGACGGCGGTTGCCACGACGCCGACGCACGCTGCGCCGGCGTTGCCCTGGTTGACAAACGACCAGGTGGGCACGGTGCCGCCCGCTGCGGGTGCTGGCGGAACGGTGGTGCTGTTGCGGGCGAACGCGAAGATGACGATCAGGTCACCAGCGGCGTGCGTGGGGATCGTTCCCGACGTGCCGTTGGTCGCCGCGATGCCCGTGATGCCGAACACCGTGACCGTCGGTTGGCCGCCGGCGAGGGTGAGCGTGGCGCTCGACGGGGCGACGACCTTGTGATCGCTGAGTGTGACTGACGGCTGGCCGCCCGTGAGTGCGAGCACCGCGGGCGTGGGGTTGGCCCAGTAGTGCGCCGTGGTGTCGACCTCGGGCGTGCCGCCCGTGAGGGTCAGTAGCGCGCCGTCGGGGACGACCTCGATGACCTGTTCGGCCCACCATCCCGGCATCAGCTACCCCCCTCGGCCTCGGGGTGGTGCGCCAGGTAGGCGTTCGCGGCGTCAATCCACAGTTCGACGGGCTCGCACTCGTAGCAGCGCGGGGTGTTGCTGCCCGACGGGATGACACGGGCACGACCGCACTGCGGGCACGGATAGTCCATGAGTCCTCCTACGGTGTGGGCTGCTTGTAGTTCGGCTGCGTGGTCATGCTGCCCGGATAGAGGTATTCGGCGACCCTGCGGAAAATCGTGGTGTAGGCGGCCAGCGGGACCGGACCATTGCCGGTCGTGGTCTGCATGTTCTCCAGGATCACCATGCACGCACCAGACACGCTGTCGAAACCGGTCTGACCGTCGTAGCCCAGCCAAGATCCGTTGTGCCCGAACCACGTTCCCGTCGACTCCAGCCCGAGCCCGTATCCGAACTGGACCGGAGTGCCCGCGGGGAACGGTGCCGGGTAGCCAAGGAAGTCGCTCGTGGGTGAGTCGGGGTCGGTCCAGTGCGCCCACGTCGCCGCGTCGAGGCGGGTGTGGTCGCGCATCGCCTGCGCCCACTTGATCAGGTCGCCAACCGTGGAGGTCAGAGCGCCCGCTGCGCCGAGAAAGTCGGGATTCCACTGCGCGGTGCCACCAGCCGGAGGCTTGACGACCGGCGAGCCCTTGCCGCTGGCGTTCACGTCCCATGTCGTCTCGATCAGGCCGAGCGGGGTGATCAACTCGTCCATCAGCAGATCGCGAATGTAGCTGCCCGTCACCGCTTTCAGGATCAGGCCCAGCAGAACGAAATTGCCGTTGTTGTACTGATAGGCCGACCCGGGTGTGAAAAGTGGCTTGCCGGAACGGATGTAGTTCACCGTCGTCTGCTCATTCCACGAGCCCGTGGGGGTGAGCATGAGGTAGAGCAGCACGGCGGGGCTGGCGTTGTAGTCCGCGATGCCCGACCGCATGGTGAGCATGTGCCGGATCGTGATGGACGACGAATTGGCAATGCCGATGCCGGGGAGGTACTGCTCGAGTGTGCCGTCCAGCGACAAACGTCCGGCCGCGATCGAACGCATCACCAGCGTGGACGTGAAACTCTTTGTGGTCGAGGCGATGCGGAAGTGGTCGTCGATCGTGACCGGACGCCCGCCCGACGCTTTGGTGTTGCCGTACGCCTGGAAGTAGTTGCCGCGCGGCCCGGTGATGGCCAGCACCACACCCGGGGGTTTCGACTCGGCCATCGACGCCGCCACGATCGCATCGACCGCGGCCTGATCCGCGGGTGACAGCTCGGAGCCGCGAGGATAGTCCAGCGTCACCAGCGTGCCCGGCGGCAAGGGCGACGACAGGTCCGACTCGATCCCCGCGTCGTTGACGTAGGTCGCCCTGATCCGGCCCGAGCAGTCGGTGACGGACGCCAGGCCATCGAGGGTGTACGTCGGGCCCGGCACCAGCGCGTCGTTTACCTTCGCGCCGTCGAAATAGACGTTGTACCCGGCCATTACAGAACGGCGATCTTCCCGGCGTCGTTCGGCCACGTGATCAGCTCGTCGGCACCCGACGGCGTGAACGGCAGACCGGTCATGCTGTCGATATAGAACAGCAGCGGCGAGGTGGCGGCGTTGCCGGTGTCCTTGTAGACGACGGCGGCGATGACCTGCGCGCCCGTGACCGCCGTGAACAGGGCGTCATCGGCATCGAGAACGCCAGCCGTGTACGACTTTCCAGTCAGGGCCGGGGACGTGCACACCCGGGCGAGTGACGGCACATCGGCCAGGAACTCGTGCGCCTGACTGAACGCGTAGGAAGCTGAGACGCCGACCGCCTTGATGGTGTCGCCCGCGCTGCCAATGCCCCAGGTGCATTGTCCGGCCGCGAATTTCTCGACGCCCTTGTCGTACCACTGATTTGCCATGCTGCTCCTAGCTGCTGAGTGGGATGTGGATTGCGGCCCACGCGGTCGGCGTCGACAGCGCGGCAGTCATCGTCGCCGCTGTCGTCTTGGTGCTGATCGCCTGCGACGTGCCCGACGTGGACAAGAGCGACCGGTTCGTGACGCCCGTGATCGCGGACAAGGTGCCACCACCACTACCGCCGCCGCCGGAGCCGATGATCTGCAGGCCGAACCCGGCCGGAAGCTCCTGAGTCACGGTGTCGCCGTTGCCGAACGCGATCGTCGGCTCACCAACGCTGCTCACGCCAGAGACCGCCACGACCTGCACCACCCACCACGCGATGCCTGAGCCGACCGCCTGCACCGACTGCGGTGAGCCAGTGCCCGTGCCCGCGCCTGCGAACCGGTACACCTTCGTCGACCCGTAGGTGGTGACGTTGTTGTGCGCCGAACCGGCGACCGGAGCGCTGTTGGTGACGCCATCGAGCTTCGCGCCGTTGATGTTCGACGTGCGATCCGTCGAGACCACGATAAACAGGTCCGCACCGGCCGGGGCCGTGAAATTGAACGCCGACGGGACGCCCGTACCGGTACCGCCTACGCCCTTGTCGACGTACGTCGGCATCGGAGGCGGCGCACCGATCGACGGCACGCCCACCGAACGTGTGCGCGGAACACCCGTGGCCGTGAGGATCTGCGTGCGCTTCGGGCTGCCCACCGAGCGAACCCGCGGCACGCCGGCCAGCGTCGAGCCCTGCGCCAGATTGATGGTGATGCTTGAGAATGTCGCCTCAGCAAGCGAGATGATCGGCGGCGGTGGGGGCACATTCGTCACTGGTGGCGGCGTAGAGCCGCCCACTGGATCACCCGGCAGGAACACCACCCAGCCACCCCCCTTGGCGCCGCGACCGCCGGCGGTGACCGTCGACCAGTTGCCACCGTTCGCGCCACCACCGGGCGCGATACCGTCACCGCTGTAGGCGTTCTGGTCGCCGCCGCCTGGGAACTCATATCCCTCATAGGCGAACGGCTCCGAGCCCGTGCCGCGGCCCACCGGCTTGCCGCTAGTCAGGACGAAGCGCACACCCTTGCCGCCCTTACCGCCCTCTGCGGTGACGCTGCGGCCCGGAATGGACATTGTGGTGCCCACGCCATCGCCCCCGTTCTGCGCGAGCGGGGACGCGCCTGCAGCACCACCCGGGCCAGGGTTGAGCGCAATGAGCGTCGTTCCCTCCCCAGGGAAGTCGACCCCGCGGTCCCACACCGCGACCGCGGCCAGGCCCGGCTCGCCACCCTGACCCGCGAACCCGACACTGCCGCCGAGATGCCCGCCACCGCCGTCGCCACGGGCCACCGCGATGACACGCGCACACCAGTTCGGGACGGCAATCTCCGTCGGCTCAGTGCCGAGGTACAGCCACATCGGCTCGTGCTGGGATGCTGTGTTGCCCGTCTCGATCGCCGTTTCAATCCACAGCACATCCGGCGACGACGTGGCTGCCGCCTTCGTGACTGTGGATCCGAGCGCGGGCGGCGACGACCACGAATGCTCAAAGCCGAACGACTTCACCTGCGCATACGGGTGATCCACGATCGCATCGGCGTACGACAAGCCCCAGATGTGGTGCGTCCCGCCGACGAACATCACCGAGTATTCCCAGTCCTCGCCCCGCTTCTGGGTTACGGCGTCGGCGGTCTCGATCTCGTAGAACACCCAGCCGCGGTCGGCCACGGTCGATCCCGGAGGCAGCAGTCCGGCGATGTTCGGCGACACATGCTTGACCGTGCGCAGGCCGGTCGTGGCGTCGATACCCAGCGCAATCACGTAGGCGCCGGTGATGCCGACGTTGCCGTAGCCGTACCAGGACACCACACCCATGGGCCTGTCTTTGCCGATCCGATGCGTCACACCCTTGGCAACACCCGGCGCGACCGGCACCCACGTGTTCGCGTTCGCCCATGGATAGTTCGAGTCGCCCGTGGCCATCATGCCCGACGACACCGGCTCAGCGTTGCGGACGCCGAGGATGCCCAACGCATCCTGGCCCATGCTGGCCGCGTTCTTCACCATGCCCGCAAGATTCAGCAGCTCGCCCAGCGATGCGTTGCCAGACCCCTTGTGCCCCAACGCCTTAGCCAGGATGTTCACGACCGCCTGAAGGTCATCGTCCAGCCCCGCCGCGCCCAGCACGCCCTTGATCACGTGCGCTGGGATGTTCACCAGCGTCTCGGCCAGGTCCTCCAGCGTGTCGCCCACGCCGCCGAACGCCCCCACGATCACGCCGATCAGCAGTTGCCAGCGACCCAACATGTCCTGCAACGCTTCCGGCAGATTGTCTACCGCAGACTGCGGAATCTTGCCCGTCTGTCGCCCCGACGCATCATCGAGAAAGAACGTGCCCGCTGTGGCGTCCGAGGTCAGGACATAACGCTTCTGATAACCGATCACACCGTCGGGGACCGCCCACACGCCCGACAACATGCGCCCCGGCCACGCCAGATCGGCAGCGGCCGGGGTGTACGCGTCGAGCTGCACCGGCGTACCAGCACCCGCCGCGGTGAACGGCACTACCTGCAACAGGATTGCCGCGCCAGTACCCGAATAGCCCTCGTGCGCAACAAAAACCGACTCCGTGATCGACTGGCCGGCGCCGACCGCGATGTAGTCATCCTGCGCCGACACGTCGCCGCGGGGCTCGCCGGAACGCAACACCTTCGTGCGCCCATCGGCCACCACCCGCGCGGCTCCGGTCCCGTCAGCCGTGCGCGATTTCGCGAGGTCGACAGTCCAATCCGGGTTGTCGGCGATAGACCCCTCGGCGAACGACGCCCACGGCGCGGCCTGCAGATTCGGCGTCTCGTTCGTGATCGCACCAGCCGGCACGCGAGTCAACAGGTGGATGATGCTGCCCACGATGTTCACCGCGGCAATGGGGGCGGTTTTGAGGACGGTCTCGACGATCTGGATGATGTCGCCGATAACGGGGATGCTCTCGGCGAAGTCCTTGAGCTGGTCGAACGCCGGAGACCCAGGGACAAGGACTCCGACGAGCGCGAGGACTACATCGCCGAGGAACTTCTCCAGTAGCTGGAGAACCAACCTCGTTAGGTCCGGGAGCGACGGCAGCGGCACACCCTGCTTGCTGTAGCCACCCCACGGAACATCCGGGAGATTGTGCAGGGACTCCAGATTCGGAGTCTGCCGCATCCAATCCGGAAGTGGATCGGTCACACGTACTCCACGTCAACCGAGAACCACGGCTCCGTCGTGGCATACGTCGCGGCACCAGACTTCTTCTCCGCCATCAGGTAGACGGTGGCCGCAGCGCCACCCGCCACGAAGTAGTCGGCGTTCGACACCGAGGTGCCCGCCGGCGGCCCAGAAACCACCACGGTGCGCTGCGTCTGAATCCCCGCAACGCCAGCCCCGTAGCCGATGATCGGGCCATCAGCGGCGCCCAGCCGTGCGACGATGTCCACCTTCAGGTCAGCGCTCGACCCGATTACCGTCGCGCCGGCATTGATGTGCAGGCGGAACGGATTCTTGTAGACGCCCGCCGAGATGCTGACCACGCCGAGCTGGAATGTCGCCGTCGTACCAGATGGCGCGTTACTCAGACTGCCGGGCCAGTGTGACCGAACGACCCTCTGCTGCACCAACTCGAACGCAGTCTTAGCGTCGTTGACCTGCAGAATGTCCTTCGCGTTCGGAGTCCCGTAATCGGTTGGGGTGAGAACCGTGTCCCCATCATCTCCGGGAGGTCCCTTGCGTTGCGACATCTGCAGCTTGACCACCTGAGACGTCGTGTCGCTACCGGGGACGGTTTCCACGAACTGCGCGAAATCCGGTGTCGGATCGTTCCATTCGAGCACCGTGCGATCAATGTCGGTGTCGACGATGGTGTGCTTTCCCGCATCGCCCTTTATCAGACCCGCGATACCCGTCACCCCGTCCAGGGGTTTGGCGAAGAAGATGTAGGCGCCCCGCTCCGGGTCTGACTCTTTCGGCACCAGGCAGGGAATCTCCCAGTATTCTTCCCCGTCAACGACTTTGGTCGGATATGGCTCATCAGGCACAGTGCTCTCCTACGTTCTCGGGGCGAGGGTTAGGACGTTGAAGCTTTCGAACAACCCAGATATGAATCGCTGATGTCTGGCGATCGGCGCTTCCTCTGCGCGGCCGTCGCCGATCTGCACCATCAGCTCGCGTTCCTTCGGCGAGTACCGCCACGGCGTGTCCTCGACGTAGTCGGTGTACATCTCCCAACCACCCCCCGGCACTGGGTAGATGAGTGACATGAGGCCGCCGCGGAAAATGTCGCGTCCCAACGCATACGGGCCGAACGGGGCGTTCTTCAGCACCGCCTGCGCCGACGTGTACCCCCGGGTATCAAACAGCGCCGTGAGGAATGAGAAGACAGCTTCGATGTTGTACGGCGGTGACTGGGTCGGGATGAACACCTCAATGTTCGGGTGCATCGGGCCCATCTCGGACCGCCGCGTGTAGTGCTGGATCAGCTGGAACGCGAACAGGGAATCCGACATGAAGCCGTCCAGAATGTTGGACGGCACCCCCGTGAAACCGATGACGATCATCAGGCTGTCGATTAGCCAGGACAGGGTTGCGTTGATGAAATCGTTAATAAACTTCGGCGAGTGACCGCCGATGGCTATTTGCCACGCCTTCGGTGTGTGGTCCGTGATCCTGCACGACACCAGGGGCGAATCCCCACCATGCTCGGGTGCCACAACGATCGCGTACGGCGGCGTCCAGTTCACCCCCAACACCGGCGACACGTACACACCCGGCATCGACTGGACCTGCTGAATGATCGGCTCGAAGATGCCGCCGAGCGAACCACCCAGGTCGACGGTGGTGCGGAAAATGGAATCCAGGATCGTGTGCGTCGGACCTTCGATCTGGGACCGGTCGGTGACCTTCACGACATAGGTGGGCTTGGTCAGGTTGGCCCACTTGTCGGGCTGCGGATCACCCTCACGCCACAGCGTGACGCTCACGTCGACGCCGTACGCCTTCGTCAGATCCTTGATCGTGGTGCCGCACGACTCCATCCGAACCGTCTTGGCCACCAACGGAGATCCATCACCGAGTGGATTGGTGCGCACCACATACATCGGCGTCTTGAGCATCTCCAGCAACGCCTGAGGATTCAGCCCGTCACGCTCGATCGCCTGCAGGATCGTCCCGAACCACGCCCGCACATCTGGATTCAGTGACAGCGCGTTGTTCAAGAACTCGTTGATGCCCGATTGGATACGGAACGCGCACTCGGAGATCATGTTTTCGATCACCGTCACCAGCGGGCCCACGAACACAGCGTGGGAGAACGGCTGCAGCTGGATCGGCAGGAACCATGACGGCCAGATCGTCAGGTAGTTCAGGATGTCCCAGATGCCAACGCAATTCGCGGTGCTGGTCCACGCTGCCTTCTCATAGGCCCAGTCGTGGGTGTCGATGTAGTACGGCAACCGAACACTGCCGGTCTCAACGAGGACACCGCGCAACGTTTTGCGGCACTGCTTCATCGGCCCGACGAGGTCGGAGCTGCCCTTGGTCTTGATGGTGGCCGCGCCCTTGTCGTTGCGCGGATCGGTGCCGGACGCCTCCATAAGGTCGGCGCCGAACTGGTCAATGTCGCGCCACAGTTCGTCGCACAGCGTGAACGTCCAGTCGATGTCCAGTTCGTCCTGCATGCGGGCGAGCGTCTCGGCGGCCTCGGCCTGCGCTGCGACGTCGCCGTGCAGCAGCCGGTCGTTCAGGCGCGCGAGGTCCGCGGTGGCCGCTGTCACGCGTCACCGCCCGATACCCACACCATCAGAGTGGGTATCTCCGCTGCGCGGTTCCCGACACGAGGATCTTCGAGTCGGCGTTGCCGTTGTCGATCGCGACCTTCACGTAATACGGCTCAGCCGGTTTACCCGAGGGCTTCGGCGGAATCGACGATTCCTTCGCCCACCGCCCCTTCAGCAGCGAGTACAGGTTTCCCTGCGGCGGCACGATCCCGAACGCGCTCTCAATCTGCTGCTTCAGCAACGGTGTGTTGTTCCCCAGCGACCAGGACAGGAAATCGTCAAGCGCCTTCTGCCACGAGTTGAGTTCCTGCGTCGTCGGCGGCACCGACGTCAGATCCTTGATCTTCGGGTTCTGCCGACTCGTGTCGATCCACACCACCTGATTCGGCAGCAGCGGACCGAACTCGATCATCTCCGACCTTCCAGGCCCCAACGCGAACTTGAATGTCCCCGGCCCGAAAACCGTGTACTTGTCAGCCATTGGTTGATCACCGATGTTGAGCCGCTTCACATATCCGGTCTGCGACACCGTCGAGTTGTCTCCGGCGGACAGCTTGGTGATCGGCGATGGGGTGGCCTGGGTGAGCATCGCGGCCCCAGCGAACATGCCGTTGCCGACACCGCGATGGTTCGCATCCACCAACGAGCCGGAACCGGATTCCTTGACCGACATGATCTCGGCACCGTTGCGCAGCGCCTTGAACATGCGCTCGTTGCCCTCATAGCCGCAGACCAGGCTGAACTCCTCACCCCGCAGCGGAGGGATGATCAGCGGCTGCTCACGCAGCACTCCGACCTCGACGTAGTTGATGTAGTACGACAGGCGAATCCAGCCGAGCCCGTAGTACAGGCGCACACCGTCACCGCCCCATGACCCGTCGGGCTTGCGGTTCATCCGCCCCCACAGGGTGTTCCGCGCCGACTCCGGCACCGAGAACTCACCGAACCCACCATGCTTCTGGCTGATGACCTGGTTGTTCGTGGTGGTTGAGAATCCCGGCCAGGGCCCGTTGACGACCTCGCGGGACTGCGTGCTCGTCGGGTGCGCCGGATCATCCACCCAAATCATCTGGGAGCCATCGGAGGTGCAGTAGCCACCACCGCTACCGGTGTAGCGCTGCGGCACTGTCCCGAGATTCTGCGTGCCGCGATAATCCACGGTGAACGAGTCGCTGACCGCGTCGTAGGTGAAGCGGAACGAGTCAGTGTGCGCGAAGGTCCGCCAGAATCCCGAGTCGGCGCGCAGCACCAATGTCAGTTCCTGCGTGACTGATTCGCCGATCTTGTACACCTCGGGTGGGCCCTTGAACCACCGCACATCCGACCACCACCGGGTACCTGTGCCGTGGTCGATGAACGACAGCTCACTGGTGCGTTTCTTGTCGATCGACGCGATCAGGTCCCGCACCACCTTGCGCAGATGCTGCGGGTCCCGGCCGCGGCAGACCACTTTGATCTCCACCTCGGTGGGGCCTTGGATGGCGTCGACGAACGTCACACCGTCCTCGGTGGCGCCCTTCTGGTCGACCATGTCCCAAGGCGCGATCAGACCCTTGAGGCCATCACGCTTGATCTGCACGCACTCGGGGGCGAGGAACCGGTCGGGCATCGCCTGCCCGCCAAGCATGGAGATCTTGATCGTCTCGTCGGGTGACCACAGTGTGACCAGTGGATAGCGGCCCTTGAGGTGGTAGTAGGCGGCGTGCGGGGTGAGTGGCCCCGACGGGTAGCTGATCGTCATCACCGCACCCCAGCCGGGGCGTTCGTAGCCTCCAGGTGGCGTGTCAGGTCAGCTCCGGCACGGTCCTCGGTGGCGCCCTGGTTGGTGTAGTTCAGCTCGATGTTGGTGTCACCCTTTCCACCTTGCTGCTGCCCCTGCTGCTGGGCGTTCGGATTCGGCGGGGCCTGCTGCCCGGCCACGTTCGGCAGCGCGGGCCGGGCGCCTGCGAAAACGGACGCGAGCTTGCCGAACCACGAGTTGCCGATATTCCCCAGCGGTGAACCGGATGGCAGGAAGGTCTCCATCAGTCCGGACACGCCGATACCGGCGAGCTGACCGGCGTAGCCGATGGCGCGGTTCGCGAGTTTCATGCCCATTTGGGCGGCCTGACCGGCACCTGGGGCGAGCAGATCCAGTCCCCCGGCGGCCATCATGGCCGCGTCCATCGGAGCGCCCGAAACGCCTTGGAATCCACCGCCGGGCTGCGACGGGAAGGCGACACCACCGATCGGACTGTTGAGGGCAAACGGTGCGGCATTCGGCATCCCCATACCCGGACCGCCGCCACCACCCCACCGAGTGGGCAGCGGCGCACCAGTGCCGTACGCGCCCGCCGTCGGCTGGAACCACTCCGGGTGCGCCGTCGACGTCGCCGGCCACGCGCTCGGGCCCTGCCCGGCCAGCACGTTGTTGCCTACCGCCATCTGCTGCTCAGGGGTCGCCTGCCACGCCTCCGGGGCGTACTGAGTGCCACCGAACGCTTTCCAAGTGTTCGGATCGAACTGCAGCCCACCAGAAAAGCCGTTGCCCGAGTTGATCGCCCATTCGCCGCCAGATTCAGCTTCGGCGATGTTGTTCCACTGCTCCGTGCTAAGTCCAGTCGACGGAGCCGCGCTCGATGGAGCGCCGCTCGACGAAGCGATGCCAGGTGCGGAACCCTGCGATCCGGGCCAGTTCGTGACGAATACCGGGGTCGCACCACCAGCCGCTGGCGCAGCGACAGCGGGCGCAGCGGCAGCAGATGCTCCCGGCACGGGCGCACCCGTCGGATTGATGTTGTCGCTACCTCCGGGCTTGTACCAAGCGTGAACATGATCTTGGTGGTCCTGCGTCGGATTGCCGGTATGCCCTGCGCTGTAGTCCTGGGGGGTCAGGCCGTGGCCGTAGCCGTACGTCTGGTTGTTGAAGATCGCGCCGTAGACGTTGGGGTCGGACAGCACCTGCTGGAGAACCTTCTGCCCTTCGGCGATGCTCGGCACCATGATGTCGAGGGCGCCGTTCTGGTGCTCCCCGTACTTGTCTGCGGCGTGGTCTCCGACCGTGAGGCCCTGGTTCTGCCAGAACGGCATCATCACCCGATGCGCGAACTCCCGCGCAGATTCACCAGGTTTGGCTGCGCCCACCGGACCAGCTCCTGGCAGCGCTGGCGTCCCCGCTGGGGCAGTCCCTGCTGGTGCGTATCCGTAGCCCGGCTGCTTGCTGTAGTCGACACCGGTGAACCGGTCACCGAACACGCCCCGGGCGCCCAGGATGCCCATCAGCCCGTAGCCACCCTGAGATGGGTTGGCCTGCTTGATCGCCTCCAACTGCCCCAACAGTGGTGCGGCAGCGAGGTTCGCGATGAACTTCGTCAGGTTCTCCGCGAGCCCCGGCAAGCCCTTCGAAATACCCAGATCGTTGTCGAGCGCGGCACCGATGTCCTCCATGCCCTTCGACGCCTGCTTGGCCGAGTTCTCCAGCTTCTTCCAGGTACCCTGCTGCGCCTCAGCCAGCTTCTGCTGCGCCGAGATGGCACCGCGCTCGGCCATGACCACCGCCTGCTTGGCAGCCGCCAATTCCTGCGCGGTCGTGGTGTTGTCCGCCTCCAACTCCAACACCCGGATGCGGGCCTGCTCCACACTGTTGCGCGCCGACATCACCGACGAATCCGCGTCAAAAACCCGCTGCGGATCCACCTGGTAGTAGCCATATCCCGGCTTCGCATACGGGTCATTGCCGGTGCCCCACATGATCTGGCCGTTCTGCACCTGCCCAACACCCGGAGCACCCAGTGCGCCAGCCGACCCAACAATGCCAGGGAATGCGCCCAACGGGATCGCATCGAGCGAGTACTGCGACGGATCGAACGACGGCTTCGCCTTCGCCGCATCAGGATCCAAAGGGATCGGCGTCGGCGTGCCCGCCACCGGAGCGCCCGGCACGAACGTGTGCGGCCTGCTCTTCAGGTCATCCAGCTGCCGCGGCGACAACCCAGCGGGGAACTGAATCTGAGGGAGCACCCCATCAGGCGGCGCGGAAATCCCCGGCCCCCAGAAACCAGCCGGCTTACCCGGGCGATCCGTGAACGCATCCTTGATCTGCCCCGGCAGATCCTTGATCACCGGCAGGCTCGTAAACCAATCAGCGATATCCGTCTTCAGGTCCGAAAAGTACTGCCCAACAGCCTTGGTCGCACCCTCCCACTGCGACTTGAAGTTGTCCGTCGCCGTCTTATTCGCACGATCCGAAGTGCCCTGCAGATCAGTGAACTCGCGCTTCGCCGGATCCAAGCTCAGTCGATTGATCGCGTCACCCATGTCCTCCCACTGGGTGCCGAACAACCGCTGCCAGATCAACGCCTTCTGCTGCTCATCATCGGTCTCACGCAGCTTGTCCAGGACAGCGGAGAAAGCCACCTTCGCCGAATCCCCACCGGCGGCGATCCGCTTCCCCATCTCCTGCGCATTGAACCCGAGCGCCTCGAAACCCTCCTTGGTGGACTTCGACCCGTCAACAGCGCGAATGCTGAACTCCTTCAGCGAATCCGCCACCTTGTCCGTATCCCGAGCGCCACCCTCGAGCCCCTGGTTGAGCAGGGTCATGAACTCGCTCGCATCCAGCCCAAGCTTGCGGAACTGGGTGGAGTACTCATTGAGGGTGTCCAGCCAGTCCTGCGACACGTTCAGGCCCCGCTGGAACCCGGACGTGATGATGTCCATCGCGCTGGCCGTGTCATGAGCGAACCCGGTCCGAATCAATGTGGTCGCCGAGCGCGCCAACTCCTGCGGCGACGCCTCACCGAGGCTGGTTTGCGACGCGCCCTGCAGCCGCTGCACCACGTCCTGGACCATTGCGTCCGACGAATCCGGAGAGATCAACCCCGCCTGTAACGCCGCCCGGGCGGCGGCGAGGTTGTCGGCCAACGATTCACCGAAGTTGTTCGCGAACGCGTGGCCAGCCGCAGACGCATACCGGGCCATCGACGCATCGTTGAGCCCCATCGCCGCCTGGAACTGATCCTGCAACTGAATGCGAGCCATACCCTCGGAGATGCCTTGAGCGAGTTCCTTACCCGCCACAACCCCCAGAGTTGCCACACCAGCAAGGGCCAGTCCGATCGGCCCGGCTGCGGCGCCCAACCGCAGCAGCATCGACGAGCCGGCGAAGCCCTCAACGAACCCGTTCGCTGCTTCCTGCCCGGTCTGTCCAACGCCTGACACCGCGTTGTGGAGCCCGCCGAGGAACCCTGAGCCGGCGTTCTTCGCGGCGTCCTCGTACTCTTTGTAGGCGTCCGTCGCATCGCGGACAGCACGGACTTCCGCACGCCGGGCTTTCTCCACCCGCTCGACCTGCGCGACGATCCGATCATTCGATGCGGCCTCGTTGCGCAGCTTCTGTAGCTTCTCCTCTTCGGTGCGCAACCGGCCCGCGGCGTCGCGCGCCTTGTCGTAGGCGTCAGAGGCTTTGTCGCCGATCTTCTTGACCGACTGGTCGACGTCCCGGGTGCCGTCGGCGAACGCGTTGGTGAATGACTGGCCGGCCTTCTTGCCCGCATCGGCGAACGTCTTCTCAGCCTTGTTCGCCGCGGCGGTGGCGGTGCGCTCATCGAGCTGCGGTTCAACGGGAATCGGGATGCCCAACGGTCACACCACCTTTCAGTCGTCGAACATGGTCAGCAGCTTGCCGAACTCTTCTTCGTGGAATTCCTCGGCCGCGGCAGCTTCTTCTTCACGCTCCCGGGCCTCCAGTGGGGAGATGAACACGGTGTACTCGTATTCGTGCTCAGTGCCCGCGTACTTGCTGGCCCGGTAGGCCGCCATCTCGTTGTGGTGCGCGGCGATCATCTTCTCCAAGATCGGCCAGTCGCCGTCGCGGCCGAACGGCGGAGCAGCGTTCGTCTTGAACTCAGACTTCTCATCGAGGCGGCGAATCAGGCTGAGTAACAGTCGACTCGACAGTGTCAGGCAGCCACGCTCGTCGCGTGTGCCTTGATGCCATTCGGCGATACGGATCCCGCGGAATCGGAGGTCCGCTTCGATCTCATCGGGGTAGCGGCACCACAGTGCCACTGCCTCAAGAACTTTTCGAGTCTTGCTTCATACGCTCCCGGAGCTGACGCTCCATCATCTGCCACGCCGTGTTCAACTGCCCGGGAACACCACCAGCCTTCAAGAACTTCGCGTAGACGGCAGGCAGGGTGCCGTCCTTCAAGTACGCGGCGCGGTCCTCCTCAGCGTCGGTACCCATCAGCGCGATGGCCAGCAGTTCCTCATCGTTGATGAGCTTGCCGCCGTGGCGGATCGGGAACTTCTGCACCGGACGCATCTCGCCCGTGATCGGGTCCTTACGCTCATCGGTGTCGAGATCCTCAGCCATGAACCGCAGATGCTCCAGATACCGGTTCTTCATGGCCGGCGGCATCATGTTCGGGTTGGGCAGGGTCCACGTTTCCCCTTCGCCGAGGTCGTAGACTGCGCTGCCCATGAAGCCGAGGTAGTCGGTGGCTTGCGCGGCAGCGGCTTCGGGTTTGATCGGATGCTTGTCGTCGTCGGACACGAGAGGTTTCCTTTCGGGCTGATGGGCTGAGGCTGGGCTGAAATGGTGGGGGCTCACCGGCGGGCGTCAGCCCAACGCCCGCCGGTGAGGTCTATTACGGGACTGGGGTGATGGTCAGTGCGCCGCCAGTCAGGCCGGAGCCGTCGCCCGTAAGCGTCTTGTTCGCGTCGGGCACAGTGACCGTGAACGTCGGCGCGGTACCGGTGACAGTCCAGTCGGCGGCCACGTAACCGTCGTCCAGTGCGACCAGTGCGGACTTCACTGCCGAGCTGGTCGCGTTGTAGGCGATGGTCGCCGTGGTCAGGCCGCCGTAGGACAGGGTGAATGTGCCGGCCGAAGCAGCGCCCACTCCGACGTTGTACTGAGTCACCGGAGACCCGAGATCAGCCCACGCGTCACCACCGACCCAGGTGTGCCGGATGACCGGGATGTACTTCCCGTCGACCATGGCCATGAAGTAGCCCGACGGTTCCGGCTTGTACGTCAGCTCGGCCGCGGTGCCCTTCTTGCCCATCTTCCGTTCACCAACATTGGACAGGGTGGCGAAGTCGTAGCCCTCCACCTCGTAGACGTACTTGGCGCCGCGCTTGCGGATGCCGTACAGCAGGAACTGCCGGGGGATCTTCCCGGACTCCAGCGGCTGCGACCATCCCGCATCGGCGCCGCCGGGCAGCTCCACCAGAGAGTTTCCGTTGGCATCAGCCAGGGGAAGGTTGTTGCGCAGCCGCATGATCGCGGGCTGCAGGTTCTGCAGTGCCTGGAACGTGAACGGTTCATCCTGCTTGGTGATGTCCGATTCGAACGGCCAGTTCGACTGCTCGATCATCTGATCGTCGGTGTCGATAGACGGCTTTGTTGACGTCCCGTTGCCATCCCCGAACGCGCCGGCCAGGTACCAGCCCTCGTTCGGGTCGGTGTTGATCTGCCAGACACCGGCGACGCGCTTCTGCGCGAACAGATCCTTACGCAGCTTGTTGTCCAGCGCCAGCGGGTTGAACTTCACCGAGCCGTCCGGGTTGTGTGGAGAGATGTCAGTCGCCGCGCCGCGGGCATCGCGGAACGCGACACCAATCAGGCCGGTGCGGTGACCGCCCTGGAAGCGGTTGTCGGTATCGAGGTAGCCACCGGACGAAGGATCGGTGCCGGTTGCGGGTCGCGTCATCTGACGCTCCTTTCGGGAAGGGATATACCGGAAGGCAATCCGGCAAATGGGATTTGGGCTGAGTCGGCCTAGTGGCCGTGCACCGTCAGGAGACGGTGACGTATGAGAGGCCCAGCAGATAGCGGGCCGTGTACCGCACGATCAAGTCGTGCTCATAGGGCATCCGGAACGGGCGGATCAGGCACTCGCCAAAATCCAGACTGGCGGGGGTGCCGTCGGACAGGATGACGGTCGCACCCGTCCGGAACAGCAGGTTCATCCGCCGGTGTCCCTGCTTCGCAGCAGATTTCGCCGCAGTAGTGCCGTGCGCATAGAAGTCGAGCTGCACCACCGGATCAGCAGTCCCCGCCTCCGAGTCATCAGCACCATCGACACCGGTGACTTCGCAGAACGGCAACACATCATTGAGGTCACGCTCCACCGCGGTGCGCATCACCGCCTGCATCCAACAGACGGCGAAGTCTTCCTCGTCGGGCGAATCCTGTTCGTACAGCAGCGGATCGGTCACTCGTCACCGTCCAGGTCGACAACGCCACCCTTGAGTTGACCCCCGAAGTGCGAGGCAACCTTCTGGGCGATACCGAGGGCTTTCGTCGGGGTGTTCGGGCCCAACTCGCGGATCTCGCCATCGGCCACCTCAACCGGCCGTCTCCCCTTCTTAGACCGCTTCCCCTTCTTGCCCTTCGACTGCTTCTTATCCGCACCGGTGCCGAACTCGACGAAATGGGAATACCAAGCCTTCGGGCCGAACACACCCTTGCCGTTCTTGGCTTTCTTCATCACCGCCCACGACGCCGCATACTTCCCCGTCTCGACCGGCGAGATGCTCTTCGCGTACGGGATGGCCTCGTTGACCATGAACTCGTTGATCCCATTGTCAACCTCGGCGGATTCCCGAATGTGCTTGGCCAGCTCAGCATCCGAGATGCCGAACTTGTCGAACGGGTTGCCCATCAGCCGGCCTGCCGCTTGCAGAAGATCGTGACGTGATGCACCTCGGCGCCGTCGTACTTCGGCATGATCGGTCCGTCGATCTGGAAGGTGGCAGCCTTGCCGGCATCTGATTCCAGGTCCAGCAGTTCGGGATGATCCGAACCGTCGTAGACCAGTTCACCGTTCGCTTTCACCGCCAACGCTGCAGCCTCGGGTGGGGCGGTCAGCTTCCACACCTCGGTCGTCACATCGATCTGCGTGTCAGGGGTCTCTGACGACGACGCGGGCCGAAAATGGCAGCCGCCCAGGGGCGTGGCCGTGCGAACCGTGGGTTTGAGACCGCCCCACCCGGGTGAACCAGTCTGCGTCACCGCCACGAACGCCACAGTCTGCCCACCGAAGCTCTCACTCATGGCGCGGGCAGGATCCTGAACGTCGAGAACAACGCCTCCAGCCGGGAATCGGTGGAGATGATGCCCTGCGCCCATTGGTATTGGACGTCGTCGATCCGCTTCATGATCATGTCGCCGCCGCCCCGCTGGGTGTCGTCGCGGTCCATCAGATCCGCGAGGCGCAGCACCGCGCGCCGCCAGTCCGCCGCCTCGGCCTCGGTGAAACCGTGAGTCATCGTCGCCGTGATAGCACCGTCCCGATGCGTCCAGTTTCCGTACGGGTGCTTCTCGACAGTGCCCTTGCGGCGCGACACGTCGAGTTGGGTGACATCCAGTGCGACACCACATTCCGTCAGCGCGCTCAGCGCGATGAGGTTGAGTGTCGGCAGGGACAGCACCCGGCCACCGGGCCCATCCACAACAAGTTCGTCGTCGGTGCGCACCGGTGACACGTGCCAGCCGCACCACCGGCGTGCCGCCGACAACGCCGCGTCCAGGAGATCCTGTGTCGTGGCGTCGGCCGGCAGGCGACTCTTGGTGTACGCCGACAGGTTGGCGGCGGTCAGTTCGGCCACGATGCCTTACGAACGCGCGACCGGGTTGTTTCCGCCGGCGCCCAGAACTGCGGTGGCGACCAAGACACCGCCAGTCGTGGCACCGGTAGCGGTGACGACGAGTCGGACATACCGCTTGTTGGGGCGGACCCCGAATGACTTCACCGTGTCGTCATCCGTCGCGGCGAACGACGGCAGCGGGCCCAGCACGCGCCAGGAATCCACTGCGGCGAAGCCACTGCCCGACTGGTCAGACTCCTCCGCGGTGATGACGTAGGTGCCATCAGTAAGGGTTCCAGAGGTGACCACGAACAGAATGTCGCGGAAGTTGTTGCTGAACGCCCCGGTATCCACGACTGCACCATTGACAGTCCCGGTCTGCACGGTCCCCGAGTTGAGGGCCTTTACTGCCAGCGTGTTTGAGTACACGTTACGCATCAGTCGTCGCCTTTCGGCTCGTTGTTCTCCGGCTCCGCTTCTTGCTTCACCTCATGCTTCGGTGCAGCCTTCTTAGCCGGCGCCTTCTTCGCCGCACGGTGTTCGCCCGGTGCGGCCGTTGCAGTTTCAGTACGTGAGGCGACCGGCTCGTCCACCCGCGCGAAATGCGTGAGGTGGGTCTGCAGGATCGGATCACTGTCCGCCACAAGGCAACCGCCGGGATACACGTCCCCGGAGGCGGTGGCGAAGGGGTCTACACAGCGGTAACTCATGACTTCCTCCCGTCCACTGCTGTGCCGCACAACTCCAGTTGTGCGGCACAGCAGTGGTTTTCGACTAGGTGACGTTCAGCAGCCGGAACGCGGCGTCGTTGACAGAGTCGGCGCCGACGCGCATCCACGCATGCCACCCCGCCTGGCCGGTCGGGCGGCCATTCGCGCCGAAGGTGTGCGGGATGTACGACATCGTGACGCCGAGGCGGTCGGCGATGACGTAGTTCTGGAAGTCGCCGAACGCCAGCAGGTAGTTCTCCTGAGAGGCGTTGACCACACCATCCATGGCTTCCGACACATAGTCGGGGCGGCCCAGCAGTTCCGGCTTGCGCCCATCTGCCAGGAATCCCCAGAGTGCTGCGCCACCGTTGGTGTCGAAGCGCCGCATGGCGTTGTAGGTGCCGCGGTGGGCGAGCCATGAAGCGTTCGCCGCGTAGCGGGCCGGCAGAGCAGAATCCAGCGCGTACACGTCAGCCAAGGCGAACGTGTCGGTGGTTGCCGAGTTCACCACAACAGTCGGCGACGAGGCGACCAGGGCAGTCACAATGCCGGTCGGCTGGCCCGAACCGGAGCCAGTGGCGAACGCAATGCCTTCCTTCGCGTCCTTCTCGAACGCGATGAACTGGGCGATGTCGTTGGCCAGGCCCGGTGCATCCATGGCGATCTCATGAGACACCGGGACGTACACCTGGAACTTGTACACCGGGACGCTCGGCTGCCCCAGTGTGGGTGCATCGTCGGAAACCTCGACGGCTTCCCCGTCCCACGAACCGGTCACTCCAGCCGACGAGATGCCGTTCCACACATCGCCAGTGGCCGTGACCACCCGGGAGATCTGGCGGATTTGGTTGACCGAGCCGTTGGCGGTCAGGATGACCGTCGGATCGAGCTGGAACGGCACCAGGAATCCACCGGCGGTGTCGGTGAGCGACATCGCGCGGGTGATCTCACGCTGCTCCTCGGCGTTCAGGGCAGCCATCTGTCCGTTCGACCGGATCACCTTGGTGAACGCCTCGGAGTACAGCGGGGAGGTGGTGTTGAGCACCAGTTCGGTGGCCTTGCCATCGCGGCCGTCGCGCTCGACGAACTTCGTCGCGGCTTCGCGGACCTTGTCGGTGGCGAACGGCATCTGCTCGACAGCACTCAGCGCGCGGCCCCGCAACTCGGCTTCACGGTTGCCCGCGTAGCGCACCTCGGACAGATCCCAGGGGTTGCGGTACTTGCCGGCGATGAACTCGGGGCCGCTGCGCTTGGCGTCCACCACCTGAGCGCCGGTATCGGCAGTGTCTGCAGTTTCGACCTTCGTAGCCGAACGGATCTCCGACAGCGCCATGTCATGCTCCAGGTCCAGGCGGTGCGCGTGCACCTGCCGGAACTCGTCGAGCAGCGTCGGCACCGCAGCGTGATCCTCGGGCGTCTTGTCCTTCTTGGCCTTCAACCGCTCCAGTTCGTCCTGGATGTCCTTTTCGCGGTTGAGTGCCTGCTTATGGGTTAGTTCGACAGCCATCGTCAGATTCCTTTCAGTGGTGGCGTCGCGTCCCGCGTGTTCTTGACCTCGTTGAGGGCATCGGCGAACACCTGCTCCAGCGCGGCGGCGCGGGCTTCATCGACCTCATCGGTCGGCGGGGCTTCGGTTACGGGTTCCGACTCGTGCTCTCCGGCCTGTTCGGTGGATCGCGGCGTGTCGTCGTCCTGACCGGAGTGCTCAACGGCCACCACGGGGGCGGTGTCTTGCGGCTCGTCGTTGGACGAATCCCCTTCTTCAGGGGTGTCTACTGCGTCAGCACGCAGCAACATCTCTGCGAGCAGCCTGCGCTGCTCGGGCTCTTTCAAACGAGACCGGTACAGCACAACCGGCTCTTCGTCGGTGGATCGGACACTTGCGGTGGTGTCCGAGTATGCCGGCCACACCACGGGCCCAACCTCTGCGATCTTGACCTCTTTGAGGGTCCGCAGCAGCGGAAGACGCTCCGGCTCTTCGCCATACAGCAACCGGTTGAGTTCACTGTCGTCCTTGATGGCCTTGCCGGCGTTGTCTTGCCACTCGTCGCGCACTACGGAGAACCGGAAGCTCATTCCATCGATCGCGCCGGACGCGATGGCCTCACGAATCAGATCGATCACGATGTGCTGCCCGAGTCGCGCGGCGACGTACAAACCGCGGTCGTCCTCGTGGATGTCAGTGATGGTTCCGATCGGAACGCTGCCGATCAGTGGATGGTGTCCGTGGTCGAACTGGAACTTCGGGGTGCGTTCCCGCAGCGACTTCCGGAACGCGCCTGGTGCGATCTGCTCGTCGAAAACGCCCTCCCACGAGTCGATCCGAGTCGGCGAGTTGAACACCGCGCCGTACCCCTCGAATGAGAGCCCGTCGCCGTCAGCTTCGCCGTCGCGAGTCAGTGTGAATGGCACCGACCGGCATACGTCGTCACGCGGTGGAGTCTTCTGTGTCATCACTGGACTCCCTCCTGTTCTGTGTGTCAGATGGCGCGATAGCCAACGGGTTCGGCCGAAAACTCGGAACGTGGCGTGCTTGAACGCCCGACTGCGGTGCGCCGGATCCCAACTCCTGCAATTGCACTGAGTAGTAGCCACTGTGCTTCAGCAGTCGCAGATCATTGGCATTGACCGCCGCAATCACGGAATCCGGCTCATACCCCGCGGTGATATACGAATTCACAGTCTGCGCCGTAACGGCTGCGATGTCGGCGGCATCCTTCTCGTCCTCGCGCAGGAATGGAACGTCGGCGGCGTCGTACCACAACCGCACACCAGTTCCCGGTGGCGGAAGCACACGCTCCATCGATCCTGCGAGGTTCGCCCAGAGCGGGTGGGCAGTCCCGTCAGCCAGCCGACGCCGGGCCTGTGAGTAGTTCGAGTAAGTGGACGAATCCAAGCCTTTGGACAAGCCGACGATCACCGGCGGCACACCTGCAGCTGCCGCGATCCGGACCTCCCCGCCGGCGCGCACGTCACCGAAGTCAATGTCCTTGAGATTCGCGCCCACAACCGTGGCGTCGGCACCCGGGTAGAGATTGAGGTTCTTCCATGCATTGTCGACACCGCCGTGGGTGGAATCGAGTTCCTTCGCCCACTTCAAGATCGCGTCACGATCCGCAATCGGGTTGTGCTTGATGATCATGTTGGGCGTCGCACCATGTTCGAAAAACTTGCGCTGATGCTTCGTCATCGCCTGATCGGCCTGGATCTCACGCAGAATCGGTGTCACCCACGACATTCCCGTGAACACGGCCAGCGGATCGGGGATCGGCGCGAAATGCACGACCTCGTCGACGGTGAATGCCACGGCTTCGTTCGAATTGCCCGGGTGATAGCCACCCTCGGTGTAGAGGTATCCGACCTTGACCCAACCGACCTGCCCGCCACCGCGACCCGAATCAGCGGATCCCATGTGTCGAGGCTTCCCGATGACCTGCACCCAGTCCGGGCGTAGCCGCACCAGTTCATCGCCTTGCCGTACCCAGTACGAATTGCCCGCCAAGTCGGCGTCCTGGATCATGCGGGACAACAGGTCTTGCGTCGTGCCGCCGGGCCATGGACGCTCAACGAGCGCCAGGGTCTGATCACCGAACGTGTCCGACGGTGATCCATTCAGCAGGCGTTGCCATTGAAACCGGACTGACGAAAACACCAACTGCCGCACCAGCATGCACGCGAACACCACGCCATTGGCGGCGTACGCCTGCGATGCAATGCCGGCGAACGTATCCGCAGGGCGTTCCGTCGACGTGCCCGCAATCGTCTGCTGCAGGCCGATCCCGGTGTATCCGTAACCGCCCAATTGGAACTGGTTCAGCATCTGCGCGTACTCGTCGATCGAGATCACAGATGTCCGCGATGGCGACTTTCGCCCGGTCAGGCGGTCCAGCAGGTTCACGTGTCGTCACCCCGCACCAGCACGGCGGCGCAACTCACAGATGCCACGATCAACAGGACCCCACCGGCGATCAGGGCCCACCCGGATCCGGCGAGAACGGCGACGCCAGACACCACCAGACCGATAGCCACGACGACCACCGCGATGGTGGCGGCGAAAACTACCTGCAGTGCTGTCAACTGAGTCACTCCGAATCCTGTTGTCCTGTCATGTCCACAACGGCTCCCACACCTCAACGGCCGCGGGCTGCAAACCCCACCGGTAGAACGCACCTGACACCGCCACGAGTGGGGAGTCGTCGACCTTTGCGTCCTTGCGGTCCCAACGTTCCGACTCCCCCGACATGCGGGTGCGGGCGTTCTTCACGGCCTTGTCCAGTTGCACCTGCCCGAGATGGACGAGCCCACCGTTCTTCACGGCTTCCTGAAACGCCGCACAAGACGCAGCTTCTCCGCTTCCGTTGAGAGTTTCGAACTCGATGCCGGCCTGCACGAAGTCCGGCTGCAGAGCGTTCGCCTGGGCGCCCACCAGCACAACCTCCGCGACATTGCGCTCACCCTTGAGTTCGGCAACCTTCGTAGCCACGCCACCGATACCGGGCACTGACTGGCACATCACCAGCGTTCGCGCCTCGTCGCCGACCATCACTTCACCCGCCACCGCAATGCACGACCACGAACGGTCCTGCGCCACAGCCACCGCCATCACCACGCGGTCCGGCGGCTCCACTGAAGCATTCAGCAGAGACATCCACCGCGCGTAGTCGATGACATCCATACCCGACTTCGGCCAGATGCCGCGCGCCTCACGGTTCCACGACTCATCGTCCGGGATGTTCTCCCGCATCCGCTCCATCGCCTCCAGCGGCGTCCGATGCGGAAACGACGGGTTCATGATCCGGTACTGCGATACATCGTCTGGTTTCGAATCCGGATCCGCCGAAAACTCAAACCAGAAGATGTTCTTCGACTTCCCCGACAATGCCTGCTCACGCTTCGCCGTGAACGCCTCACCAGGGTCTGACGGCCTAGGCGGCGTGCCGAGAAAAAACAGAAGGCCGCCGTGCGGATTTCGCGCCTGGTTCGTCGCCGGCACCATGTCCTCCAACGCCTTCAGCGTCAGAATCTGGGCCTCGTCGAACACTTCCGAGTCGAGTTCGTCCAAGCCACGGCCGAAGCCCTGCTCGCGCGCACCGAACATCATGATCGACCCATTGGCGAACCGGATCTCCTGCTCACCGTTGGTGGTCCGGATCCCATTCGGCGCCAGGAACGGCGCAATCTGCTTGCGCCTCACCAACCCCTGAACGGACCGAAACGTGTTCGTCGTCGTCCGGTTATGGTGCGATGTCCACGCACATTTCCATTCCGGAAACTCCAGGCACAATCCGAGTTCAAGCCGGCTGACGAAATACGTCTTGCCAACCTGCCGCGGAATCGAGCCGCACGCGCCGCCGATCGACGCCGCGAACTTCCCATCCTCCCGGCAGCCCAACGCCACCGTGCCTGCCCCCTGCTGCCACGGATCGAAGAACACGCCAACATCGTTCAGGCGCTTCTGGACCCGCGGGAACACCGACGTGACGATCCCCTCGGGGATGACCAACTCGCGGGCCGCCTCCGACAGTTTCGGGCTAGACGACGGAGGCGTCGTAGGTGTCATCTACCGCGTCACTGATCAGCGGATGGTCCGGAGCCACTTCCCGCAATGCCACTTCCAACTCACGAACACGCAGCTGCGAATCTTCGCGGGCATCCATTGCGTCGATCGCATTCGCAATGTCCTGCAAGCGCTTCGTCAATGACGCCAACTCGCGAGCCGGACACGTAGGGTCAGCCACTGTAACCGCGATCCGGTCCCGCATCGCCACCAGCAACTCCCGTGGAGTCCCATTCTTCGCTGCCTCGGCAACATCCTTCGGCGGCTTCGGTGGTGCGGTCTCGCCCTCTCCTACCGCACGCAGCGATTTTGTCCGAGTCACAACCGTTCACCACCCTTCGCTACATGTTTGCCACGAAGTTTGCTGGAGCGGTCAGTCTGGCGATGCCCAGATTTGGCGGAAAACTTCGGGGAGAGATTTGACTGGAAGGGGTGGGGTCAGGTGGCCGGCTCGCCTTCGATGGCGACCCACCCCCCCTGACCTGCGGTTTTGCTACTGCCCGCTGCCGGGCCGTTGAACCATCCGAGCGCCGGGGCGTGGCCGGGTGTTTGCCGGGTCGCGCCGGGTGTTTGCTGGCGGTACCAGAGTTTGGCGGCCTGCTGGATTTGCCATGGCCGTTCCGCTCTGCATCGGGCCATCACCACGTCCTGTCCCGGGTCGATGGTGACGATCTGGGCTCCAGCGTCCCGGTAGCGCTGCACGGTGGCTGCGCTGGGCATGGAGTGAATGATGTACACGTCGTGGTCGCCGGCGGTTTGCAGCGCGGTGTCGATGGCTGCTTGCCGCGCCGCTTTGGTGATGGCCTGCACCGCTGGTGTGTGCTTGTGCGGCTTGCCATCTGGTGGTGTGAGGACGTTGGCGATGGCGTCGAAGTCGATGGTGATGTCGCCAGGGCGCGCGTGTTCACGGACCCAGGTGGACTTGCCTGATGCGGGCGGGCCGGTGACGAGGTAGATAGCGTTCGGTCCGCTGCGCTTGTTGCGGCCCTTGGTGGCGCGGTTTCCGCCGGCGGGGCAGTCCTTGGCGCGTGCGTGTTCTGGTCCGCGGTATTTGGTGCGGTCGTGGTCGTCGTGGCCGAGGTCCCATTGCTGGTTGGGTTTGATGGGTCGGCCGCATCGCCAACATGTGGCTTGTCCGGTTGCGACGTGGTCTTGGTAGCGGCGGCGAAGCGCCTGGTGTGCGGAGCCGTATCCGCGCTTGGTGGTGCTGCCCTCGCTCGGCATGGTGGCTACTGCTCGGTGACGGTGAGGGTCCAGCTTGTGGCTGTGTGTTGCAGGGTGATGGAGAGGGATTTGCCGAGGGTGATGCCTTCAGTCATGGCGATCATGAGTGCTCGGAGTCCGGGTGGTTGGGTGCGTGGGTTTTTCATGGCTTCGACGAAGCGTTGGGGTTGTTTCTGTTCCCATTGGCCGAGGTCGCCGTCCATCCAGGTTTCGTCGTCGACGACGATGCGCATGCTGGGCATCAGGCTTCCTTGAGTGCGTTGAGGGCGATGTCGGGGATGACGATCTTGTCGTCCTTGCCGACGGTGATGGATAGCACTGGTGGGGTGGTGATGTTGTCGCGGTGCAGGGTGATGATGCGTGTGCAGTCGGGCATTTCGGAGGCGTCGGTGCGGAGCTGGTCCAGTTCCGTCTGTTGGATCATCTTCCAGCCGTTGGTTTCCAGTAGCGCAACGATGGCTTCACCGGTGAGCTGGGCGATGTCGAAGTGGGGTATCCCGGCTTCTTGCGCGAACTCTTGAGCCATGCCGGGTGGGATGGCGCTGGTGCGGAACATGGGCAGTGGGAGCGGGATAGGTCCGCTTTTGCCGTCTCCGGGGTGGATGAGTGCGGGCAGGTTGTCGGCGATGAGCTGCGCGACTGGCTGATTGGTCATGCTGTCGGCTGTCCGCCTGCGAGTCCTTCTGCGATTCGCTGCGACCATGTCATGCCAGCGAGTTGCCCGGCGTACTGCATCGCCCTGTCGGACAGGTCAGTGTTCGGCGGTTCGAGCTTGTTGGACTGCCGGATCAACGCGCGCGCGGTTCGGCGCATGGCGTGAGCGAGAGCGTGTTTCACGGGTTACTCCTGGGCTGTGGAGCGGGGCAATCGGTCGATCAGCCGGTCGAGTCGGCGTTGCGCGATGGTGATGCATGTGGCGTCACCATCGAAGCGTGCTTGGCGCAACTGCATCAGTGCGTAGGTGATCTGCGCGGTCAGTGGCTGGGGTTTCGCGAAGGTGGTCATCGGCGGGCTTTGTTGCGTGTGGCTCGTTCGGCCTTGGCGACATCGAGTAGGCGGTAGATCTTGCGGCCTTGCCTGTTGATGCCGACGGGTGTGATGCGGCCGTCGCGTGCCCATTTGGTTATGGTGCAGAGGGCGACTCCGCACAGGGCGGCGGCTTCGGTGGCTGTGATCTCGCTGTCGATGCCTTCAGGTGTGAGCACTGCTGTTCCTGCCAACCTGTCCTCCATACGAGAAAACCCGCGGCCAATGCTGGTCGCGGGTGTGGGCACAGTTGTGCTAGTGGCTTCCACTGTACCAGTACAGTTCCCCGCTGTTGGGCGCATCGTCATGGGGTGTGTCACGCTGCGCCGTTGAGGTACGCATCGAGGGTCATGCGGATGAGTAGTGGGTAGTGGGCTTCCTTGAAGGTGTAGCCGCAGGAGTCGCAGGAGATGAAGTCCTGGCCGATGCCTTGGATACGGGCGAGTGTGCGGAGCTCGCAGTCGCTGTTGGGGCATGGGATTGGCAGGGTGTATTTGGGGGTTGAGACTCCTAGTGCCCGGCGGATCTTGTGGTGGAGGTCTGGGAGTTCTTTGAGTGCTTCGGCTTCGACGATTTGGGTGAGTTGTTCGACTCGGGGTTCGAGGTATTTCCAGGCGGCGACGAGTCGGCGTTCTTCTGATCCGGTGGGCGGTGGGGTTTCGTTGCGTTGTTCGGCGAGGTAGTCGTGCCATCCGGTGAGGAGGTTGACGATTTCTGCTGCGCGGTCGGATGCCCATTCGGCTGGGTGTCCGTATTCGCGGGTGGTGGCGGATCGGGTTCGTTCGCCGGTGTGGGTTGGGGTTGGGAGTGTGGTGTGGAGGTGGATCCAGTCGAGGGCGAGCCAGTAGAGGGTTTGGCGTAGGCGCCTGGGGTTCATGGGTTTCGGCTGGGTTTCGCCGTCTTCGTTGGCGGGTTGGGTCACTGCTCACCCTTCCCGTACTCGCAGTTCTCATTTGGGCAGGGTTTCTCGTAGACGCGCTGGAATGTGTGATCGTTGGTGCACTTGTAGGCCACCTGAACAGAGTTGGGGTTATGTGCGTGGTACTGGCCGTCTTCGTCGTAGTAGGGCGACCACCCCATCGCCCAGGTGCTACCGCCTTGGTCATACACCTTGCTTCGCTGGCCGCTCTCGATGCACTGCGGACACTTCAGATAGTTTGGTCGAATCACGCTGCTAGCCCTTCCTGATTTCCATGTGATTGGGGTTGACGCACGAGCATTCGGTTCGTTGCCTCCAGCAGTCAGGGCACGTCGGGGAATTGGCTAGGAATTGCACTTGTGCGGCAACGATGTCGGCGAGGGTCACCATGGCGGTCCCCAGGCTTCGATCAGGGCATCGAACGCGGCCGTGGCCACAGGCGTCAGGTCGATGCCGCCGTCTATGAGCAGCGAATGCTCGCCGCTGTAGCCGGTGCCGACGTATCCGCCGCCAGGTTCATCTCCCTGTTTGCGGATCTCGATTTCGATGACATCGCGGACCTTGGCGATGATCTTGTCGCGGTCATATGGATCGGTCATGGCAGGTTGTCGATTTCGCCGGTGCCAATGGCCGCGACCTTGAGGTAGCCACTGCCAACTGCGAATCGGAGTGCGTCGATCTCTTCGGCGAAGATGGCATCGATGTGGACGCCCATGTCGTGGTGATAGCAGATCCATGCGAATGGTTCTGGGCAGACTTCGCCGTCATCACCCGAGTACCAGCCGAGCGGCTTGCCGGTGATGGCCTGCAGCGCAGCCAGATCACTCGCTTTCCTGGCGCGCGTCAACGCGAGAAGGTGCGAGTCGTAGTTCATCTGGTCAACCATCGACAGGCCGAGAGCGTCAAGGGTCAGCTCGGGCTGGGCCGAATTGTCTGGAAGATCAAGGGTCGGCTTGGGATCGCCTGAAAACCATTGCACTGCAACTATTTTCTGAAAATCCCTGGGCTGCCCACCCTCGGGCGTGGGGAGGATCTGAATCGTGTCCCGGTACGGCGCGGGGTAGAGGAGCGCGATCGGGGCCGTGTCCAGCGCCCTCGCTAGGACGATCAGCTCGGCAGTCGTAACGTAGCGCCGCCGGCCTACCTCGATGTCGGAGATCACGGCGCGCGTAAGCGGGTAGCCGAGTTCCCTGGTGCGGTCTGCCAGCCACTGGCCGGTGCGCTTGCCGCGGAGGCGACTGACCTCAAGCGCCACGCGGTGCGCCTGCTCCTCGGCCCAATCGCGTGGCGGAACTTCTGTCCAATTCGGCTTCTGCTTCGGCTTCTGCGGTCCATCCATGCCGTCAGCGTACGTCAGACGCACGACGCGCGTCATATGCCGTCGCTTGCGGCTGATGGCGACCAGGTGTTAACGTCGCCATTGGACGCGCATCAACCACAATTATCGCCTATTTGCGTCCCACGGCGACGGGAGTTGATTATGGAGAACGTTGTCTGGCTCACCCGGACCGAGCTGGCCGAGCGGGAGAAGCTGCCCGTCGCCACGCTCGCGCAGTGGGCGAGCCAGGGAAAAGGGCCGCGCTACGCCCGCTTTGGTCGGCATTGCCGCTACAGGCTGTCCGACGTAATCGCTTGGGAGGAACAGCAATTCGGCGATGGCGCCGCATGATGCGGACATACCCGCAGTTCGAAGACCTCGGCCTCGATCCGGAGGCCGACCGGACCGAAGATTTGCGGCCCGGAAAAGACGACGACCCCAGGGCTGCCACCCCGAGGCCGTCAGTAACCCATCACTCAGCAGAGATCTAGGAGAACACCATCATGACACAAACGGAGATCGCCCTGCCCGCCGGTGCTGACACCGAATCAGACGACTGGTACGCCGACGAGGGAGTCACACAACGGCTCGTCTGGTCACGGCCGATGCAGCTTCCAGAACACCTCGCCACCAACGACATCCGAGTGGTTGTCGTACAACGAGCGGACGGCACGATCATCAACGTCAAAGGAGATGACGAGCCGCTCGTATACCACGGCTGCTTCGACTACACGACGGAAGATGCCCGGACAGTCGCACGGGCGCTCCTTGAGGCCGCCGACCTCGCCGACACGTGGGCTGGCCGTTCTGACGCTGCGGACACTGCAATGATCGCCGCCCATCGAGCGGTGCGGGCCGCGTACGCGCTGCTGCGCACCACTCCAGGCAACGCAGGAGACTACTTGCGGGCCGCACTGGACAGCCTCATCGACGCCACCGAAGCGATCCGATGACCGATCAGGCCACAACTCGCGACAAGCTGGAGACCCGCACCGATAGCCACGGTGCGGGTTCTCCCGCATCCCAGCAAGTTTCGTGGTGGCCAGTTCATCAGTTCCTCGAAAGCGTCGTCGCTCAAGCGAATTACGGACCACTACCGATCGCTGGTACACCAGCGTGGCAGCAGCTCGCCGACGGCGACCCCAGGAAGTTGTTGGCCGTCGCCATGAGCGGCGAGCACTGGGTGCTGCGCCGGGCGGACTTCTTTGCCGTCAACCCATGTCCAGGTGCTGATGGTGGGGTTGGCGGCTAGCTCTTGGATGGCACGCTGTTGCAGGGCTTCGAGGGGGATGCGATGCGCGGTAGTCGTCACTGGTCGGCCTCCGCGTCCCACAGGAACACCTTCACGGTGCGGCCGTCGTCCTGGAGTGTCACGTATATCTCGCATGACCTGACATCCATTGCCCGTGCGAATGGGGTTGTTCGTGCTCTGCGGTAGTCGACGAGGACGAACCGGTCAGCGTTCGGGGTTTCGAAGTCTGAAACGAGCCCTGAGAGCCCTTCTGGCATGTTCGGGGTCCGTTCACACGCGGTACCCGGGTTTAATCCGTCTCCGTCGATCCTGGGCGGCAATCCCGCAGTGTTCTCACTCATCGCTTCCCTTCCTCGCGTCTCGGATACGAACCTCATGCGCCGGGAACGCTTCAAGAGGCTTCGAATGCGCCTTGTCCATGCACACCTCCCCGACCAGTGCATGGCAGTACCGGCACCCGACAGTCAGTGCCTGCTGCTGAATCGTCGTCCCAGTCCAGTTCTTCACTGCGCCTCCATGTGTGGCTGGCATGGATGGACACCGGTCTCGTCTTCGTAGGTGTTGTGGCCGTGGCAGCGGGGGCAGTTGATGCGGAGTTGTTCTTTCGCGGCGCGTTTGCGTTCCAGTTCGTTGGCCAGGACGCCGGGGTTGGCCTTGTCCCATTCGCGCCTTCGCCCGCACGCGAAGCACGGGCCGTCGTGGTTCTCTTTGTGCTTCGAGCATTTGGGGCGGGGTTCAACGCTCGCGTCTACTGACGTAACCCCCCCACTTAACTCAACCAAAGAAGAAGGGTTGGGTTGGGTTGGGTTGGGGCTCGGGGACTCCCCGGGGGACACGTTTTCGCTGGATTCAGTTGTGTCCCCTGGGTTGTCCCCTGGGGACATTTGGTCATCTATGCCGGTCACGAAGTTGCGTCCGCGCCGTCTTTGGTTCCGTTTCTTCTCCGCTTCGCGTTTGCGCTTGGATTCGATTTCGGCCTTAGTTGGTTGCCATTTTTGCCAATTCTTGACCTGAATACCGTCCACTTTCAGGTCACAAAGTGGCGCATCCAGAGTGCCAGGCCCCGTGATCGCATCAATGACAGCGCGTGGAGCGCGAAGGGATTTCAGCTTCGAAGTGGGTATGAATCCGTCCAGTTCCTCCTTTGCCGACCAGCTCCCGCCGAGCACCCACAACCCGCATACGGCAAGGCGCATCGGCACGCGCACGAGGTGATCGGGGATGCTCATCACGGGCTTGGAATCGCTGAACCCGTCATCGACGTAGAACCACGGCAATTACCTTCGCCTCCCGTCGGTTTCGATGGAGTCAGTGGCTGCGACACTCGCTGCCCGCTTTTTGGCCTGGGTGCATGTGCGCCAGTCGCCATGCCAAACAGAAGCCTTGATGTCGTATAGTTCCCAGCGTCCACTGGGAGTGTTCTCGGGGTGTCTGATGTGCCAGCGGCCGTCGATGGATTTGCGGTCCATGCCGAATGAGACCCAACGAATTTCGGCCATCTAGTCCTCTTCCTCTCGGTTTTGGCATTCTGGGTGGTGCCCTTGCGTTTCGGGATGCCACCCACAGTCAGGACAGCGGCGCATTCCGATCGCTTCTCGGCGTGTGAACAGGGAACGCACCTCACCCATGAGTCACCTCCGCGCCGTACAGTCCGCGCCACCGGACGAGTTGGTTCTCAGCTCTGTGGCGGAACCAGAACTTGCGGCGCGCCACCACCTTGCCGTCGCGACGCAGCACCGCCTCGTACTCGTTGGGGATACCTGGGGCGCCGAACTCGTTGGACAGTTGGCGGTACGAGCACGTGTAGTCAGGCATTGGCCAGCTCCAGGAGAACCGAGGCATGGCACGAGCGATCGGGTGGGCACCAGCAGACGAGGTCGTGGCCACGGAGTTCTTCGAGGCTTTCCACGATGGTGATGAAGCGTGAAGCGCCGCCGGTGAACCACCACACGGATTCCTCGCCACGCTCAATGCAGGACCTGAATGCGACGACGACCAGGCGGTGCGCTTCCTCGCGGGTTGACGCGTAGCCGCTCTCAAGAGCCCCCTCGATGGTGAACGGGTTGCCCCACTTCGTTGGCCGCCCTACGTAGATCGCGCCCTCCGGTTTGCGCCATCCGCGTTGCCGGGACCGCTGGATACGCTCAGGCATCAGTCGACCTCCGGCATGTAGAGCACACGGGCAGGCAGTGAGATCAAGGACGCGTCCCTGCCGACGCCGCTGATAGATGCGGGCCACCATGCCGCGTCGTCTTTGTGCCAGGGCATCCCCGTGCGACCGCGCACGACCGAATCCGGCGGCAGCGCGTCGAGTTCCTCGATGTTCTCAATGACCGGACGCAGTGCGGCGTCAATCACCTGGGCAACGTGGGAAGCGTGATCGTCGACGGTGTACCACCAACCGCAATAGCATTCGATGATGTCGCCCTCGCCCGCCGTAGGGTCGATGGTTACCGCGCGGTGGTCTCGGTGGATCTGGACGATGCGGTCAATGTCGCTCATTGCTTGTCCTCCAGCCATTCGACGCTGTTGCACCACAGGCACTGTCGATGCGCATCGCAGTAGCCTTCTTCGGCTTCATGCTCACGCCAGTGGTGTTGGCAGTTGCCTTGCAGGTAGGCGAGTAGCAGCGCGTGCATCTCCTGCACCTGCGGCTTCTGTGGGGCAAGCGCGAGCGCGTTCTCCAAATGCCACAGCAGCCGGTGATCAGTGGGCGTCTCGATTACTTCGCCGCCGGGCCCGTACTTGTCGAACACGCCACGAGGCAGGAGTAGTTGCGGATTGCGGTCGTGTGTCGGTTGCCATTCGGGCACGACGTCGGATGGCCAACTCGGGGCGCTCATTTTTCCTCCAGCACTTCCAGGATCCGTTGCAGCACATCGGTTGACTGCTTGAAGTCTCCGTAGCCGTCGGGGCGGATTCCGTGGCTTTTGATGGCCCCTACGACCTCGCCGCGGCGCTCCTTCTGCTGCCACGCCTCCGGTGTCCAGATCTTTCGAGCGCTACCCGGATATTTGGTCTTCTGTACGCCGGTCTGTGCGTTGTAGGCGGTCCGCCCATCACCGTGCAGGTACACATACCTGCGGCCAACCTTGGCTACCGTGTCCTCCCAGAACTTCTTCCCGTACCGGGATTCGTTGTAGGACGCCTCGACGATGACTGTGTCGCCAACTTTGAACGGTCCGCTCATTTGTCCTCCAGGATTTTCAGCAGTGGCACCATGTCTGCCCGTGCGTGATGAGCACACACTGGATACGGGTCACCGGTTTCAGGGTCGTAACGAACAGCCACCGTCGTAGAACCACACGGTTGGAAACGACCCTTGCGCGAGACACCCTCAGTGCAATTCGGATACAACGCAGCACGGAGAAGGTCACTCATGGTCTGGCCTCGGAACATCCGGGTGCCAATGCCCGCACGGTGGTGTACTTCCCCGCTTGTAGGTGTCATCGGGGTAGGTCCAGCAGCAGTGCCCCTCGTGGCCGAATGATGTGGTGTTGATCCAGCAGGGGCACGGTCCGGCGCTCATCGTTGGGCCTCCGCAGCATCAGCAGCAGCGAGCAGCAGCTTCGACACGGCGGCCCGCACATTGCTCCCACCGATGTACCCAGATCGCCGGTCCTCCAGCCGGTCCGCCACCTGCCGGAAGAACTTCGCGTCGGTGTCTTCCGGCCCCTTGTGCGCAACCGTCGGCAGATGAATCACCGCGTACCCGTCGGCCTTGAGCGCTTCCATGTGCGCGGCGATAGCCGCATCGGCGACGGTGGTGTACGGCGCGAATGGGTGCGGGGTGTCGTGTATCGCCGTCTCGATCGCGGTGGCGACCTTCTCGATGATCTGCTCCCATGAAGCACAGGACCGCCAGAATCCAGGCTGAAACTGTTCGGCTGCGATGGGGATCGGGATATCGCGCAGGATTTCGGCGATTCGGGATTGCGGGTCAGACATCGTCGTTCTCTGTAGCCGTTCCACCTCGGCAGCCAGGCGGACTAATTCATCCGCCAGGAACCGGTATTCGCGTCCATGCCAAGGGCAGAACTCGTCCGGGCCTTCTGTGTCGGGTCCGGTGTTGCATGTGCAGTCGCCGTCACGCTGCAGCTTCATGGCTCGCTGGAACTCGACGTGCTCCACCCAAGGCCCGCCCGCCCGCAGCCGCTCGACTTCTGCGTTGGCAGCGTCGCATTCAGCCCACGCCTGGTCCCGTTGCTCGCGATACACCGAATCCGGGTCGATGATGTCGGTGATCTTCCGTAGCCGCTCCACCTCGGCGACCAGCTCTGGCACGAGAGTGCGTGCAGCGGCTATGAACTCGGCGTCGGCGGTCTTGATCTCCAAGCCGGATGCGTCGTAGCCGCCGCTGGTGATCACGTCATTGTCGGCCGAATACTCCTCGATCGCGCTGCCGTCTTCGTTGCCGCGTACCAGATCTGGTCCGTGATCGGTCCATTGCGTTCCGTGAGGGCACTTGTGCTCGGCGGCGTCTGAGAACGTGTCGCCGTCCCATGTCCACGGTCCCGGCGTCACGCCTTCCAGCGCGGCCTTGGCGCGCTCCACAACGTCGCTCATCGGTCGGCCTCAGCTTCCCGCGCTATTCTCGCCAGCGCACCGTCGGACAGGCGTCCGTACTTGGCTCGCATGTCGGCGATGAACCGCAATGCCATCGCGCCGACCTGCACCGCCTCCTCGATGGCGTGCGGGACATCGTTGCCCTTCACGTCATCCCACAGTTCATCCAGCTCTTCGGCGATGACGGCGTAGCCTTCGTGACTGCTGTTGAATGGCGCGAACTTGGCGCGGGCGCTCTCCGCTTCCCGCAGAATCTCGTTGGCCGCATCGGTGTACGGCTGCTCCCAGTCCTTCATCGTGTTCTCCTGGTCCACATTGATCCGGTGATGCGTCGTCTATTTCGGTGTCGGCACACCGATTCCGCGGTTCATCGGTCACGCTCCCTGCGTCAATCTGCGCTTAGGCAGCAGGCGACCGTCCGCCGCTGAGACCCACAACTCGACCGGCTCATCCTCAAAGTCGGCCCACCGATCAAGCGAGATGCCGAGATCGAGCGCCACGGAGAACGGGCAATCGCGCAGATCAATACCGCTGTCCTTGCACTCATGTGAATGCAAGATGTAGACCGTCTCCTCAGCTGAAACGGCTCGCCCGAGGTGTTCGGTTTGGTGTCGGTCCGCGCCAACTATCTGCTCAATTTTGCTGGCGGGCACTAGGTCAGTCATGGGAATTCCTCTCGGCCGGTAATTTTCGCGGGTGCGTTGGATTTCTTCGGCTACATGCCGAGCCCACTCGTCGGCGGTCAGCACGATCCGCCGACACCCACACCTCGAATGCGTGCCATGAAAGAACGGGCCCTGATGCACACGCAGGACGGCGGCAAGCTCCTCGGTGTTCATGACGCGGCCGAATCGAACAATTGAGGAACGGCCATTGCAGCTTCAAGGCGGCGCATGTTGTCCACCGCAGTCGCCCAGTACTCGGGCTTCAACTCGATCCCGATCGCGCGCCGCCCCCGCTTCACCGACTGATACAACTCCGACCCGATACCCGCGAACGGTGTCAGCACCAACTCGCCTGGGTTCGACCACAACCGCACGCACCGATCAATGAACCCTAACTGCAGCGGGCAGATGTGCCGCTCGTCCTTGTCTGCTTTCGCCACAGCGGTATTCAGGGTGTCGGTTTCTTTGATGCCGTACCAGACGGGGCACAGGTTGCCTTCTTCGGTTAGCCATCCACCGTCGTGCATGTCGGCCCAGATCGGTGATGCCCAGTCGATCCAGTCGTCGTTGGTAACCTCCCCCGTCGTGGCGTTGTGCGGGATCTTCACCTGGTTGTCGCCGGACTTTTTGAAGATCAGCAAGTAGTCGGCTAGCGCAGGTCGCGACGTCGCCGAGTCGCGGTTTTTCGACTGGAACGCCAGTGCGTGCGCCCTGGTCCGAATCGACTGTGCTTGCGGGTCTTTCCACACCGTGGTTTCGCCGTAGAAGATCCACCCCTCATCCTGGAATGCGCGGATCACATCGCCCCGAAAATCGGTCAACCCCATGTGCCCGTGGATGGCTTTGGTGGTGGTCAACTGCTGGACGTGGATGCAGGCGTTCCGGCCTGGTTTCGTTACCCGCAGCTGTTCGCGGATGATGAACTTGTAGTGCTCGATGAACTCGGTTCGGCTGCTGGAGTTGCCGAGGTCCCGGATGCTCGGCGAGTACACGAACAGGCTGGCGAACGGTGGGGAGCAGATCGACAGGTCAATACTGTCGGTGTCCAGTTCGGCTAACCGTTCGCACGAGTCGCCCAGCAGTAGTGACCAGCTGTCGCCGTGCGATTCGTCAGTCTGGTAGTCGGTCACGCAACACTCCTTTTCCTCGCGGCGATCAACGCATCGGTAATTAGGTTGGCCTGCCGTTCTTTCCGTGCCACGTTGGTGGCGATCTGCGATTCCAGGTCGGACAGGATGATGTGCGCCTGGACGATGCGGGACTGCCCATACCGGTAGCAGCGCCGGATCGCCTGGTAGTACTGCTCGTAGCTATCCCCGAGTCCGACGAACGCCATCCGGGCGCAGTGCTGATAATTCAAGCCCTGCGAGGCGATTTGGGGCTTTGTGATCAGAACCCGGAACCCGCCATCTGCGAAGTCCATCAACGCATCCGCCTTCTGATCGGGGTGTAGCGCCCCGTGAACGTTGACCGCGCCGGGGATGGCATCGGCCAACGCTTCGGCTTCCGCGTTCAGCGCGCACCACAGCAGCCACGGTTCGTCCGGTTCGGCAGCGACCAGCTCGGCGGCCACCGCAACCCGGTCATCCAGGGTTTGTTTGCGGACCTTGGATCGGCCCGTCACCCCACCCAGGTCGACCGCGAACAGTGCCCCATCTTCCTCTACTCGCGACTCCACCAAGTGCGGAACGATGTCCAACCCAGGCAAGATGTAACCGGTGTCGTCGCCGCCCATGTCAGACGGGCGCCGCAACGCCACAGCCCACGACGTCATCCAGTCGACCATCGGACCGCCGGCATGCCCTTTGATGCGCCAGCCGTCCTGGTCGTGCACGAAATACGCGGCCAGCATGTGAGTGCGGGTCATTCGGCCCAACCATTCAGCTTGGTTAGTCAGCTCTTCCGGGTCGTTCGGCGCAGGGGTCGCCGAGCATGCCAACCGATGCGGAATTGTGGATGCCCATTCGATCAGTGCCGTGCGTGTCGCGCCGTCGGACTGCTTGAGGATCGACGATTCGTCGAGCACCACAGAATCGAACAAGCCAGGGTCGATAGCATCGACGCGTTCGTAGTTGGTGACAGACAGCTTGAACCGATTCACGTCCGCGGTGCTGCGGACGTACTGCGCCGCAATACCGAGCTTCTCAGCTTCCCGAATGGTCTGTCGGCACACCGCGAGTGGAGCGATGACGATTGGAAAACCATCGGTTATACGAGCCCATTCGAGCTGCATCCGGGTCTTGCCCAATCCGGTGTCAGCCCAGATTGCGGCGCGTGACGTCCCTACTGCCCACTGGACGATCTCGGCCTGCCAACGGTGCAGCGACGGGTGAACGTCCGACACGGGAATAGTGCGGCCATCATGCGGTGCTGCGGCAGCTTTCGCGGCGAGAAACTCTACGTACGTGCTCACATCGACACCCACCCTGTCGTCGTCTGGCGGTACGGTGCCGTGCATGCCCCGCCCCACTGACGCTGACTGGTCCTGGTACCAGTCCGCGATGGTGCAGATCCGCCCCGACGCGTGGATCGCCACACTCCCCATGACATGCCCACGCTGCCTACTCCCCTGGTCCGACGACGGGCTTGACCCGATACGCGGGCAGGTTGAACGCGGACGAGGCCACCCACCAGGCGCAGCGGTAGCGACGACCAGCTACCGATGCGCCCAGTGCGGACACACCGCCTACGAACAGAAGTGATCACGCCGCCACCGCCTGAACGTGTAGCAGCCAGCGCAGCGCGGCGATGGCCTGCTGCGGGCACACACCGTTTCCGATGATGCGCAGAGCGTCGTTACGCGAGATAAGCCCGAGGACCACCAGCGCCGTGACCCAGCCGGCGGGCCAGCCCATCATCCACTCAGGGAACGGCGCTGCGAGACGCGGGTTTCCAAGCGTGTTCGGCTCAGTCGGCGACGGTGCTGGTCGGGTAACCGCTTCCCAACGGCGGATCGCCGGCTCGTACTTCCCCCACGCCTGCGCCATTTCGATTGCCCGGCCGGGAAGTAGGGGCTCGCCTGATCGAGCACCAGACCGCGACAGGTGACCTCCGTCGCCGTCAGCCCTGCTAGGAGTGTTCAGCAGTCGAATGACGCGGGTCTCAACGTCGTCCATCCGCTCGGCGCGAGACAGCGGGTTAGCTCCACCATCGCCATCGCTTCGCCTCGGCGTCGGTAGAAGATCCGTGATGCTGTCCAGTGACGGCCGAACAGCGGCACCCGGCGACGCCGACTGGTTGTTGCCCGACCTGGACGCTGCCGGTGTCGGCAGCAGGTTGTCTACGGTTGCCAGCTCGGCGGCAGCTCGGCCCACGAGTTCGCCTCGCGCGGAAGCTGACCGCTCGCGATCTCGATCGCCTGCTCCAAACTCGGTGCCGCCATACTGTCCCGGCGCACCGCCGCACCCCGCGACGTCCGTTCCGCACCCACACGCGGAGTCGGCAGCAGATCCATCACCGCCGACGGCAGCATCAGATCCCCCGACGAGCCGCGCTGATTCGGGCCACCTTTCGTCCCATCCGTCGCGCGCGGCGTTGGCATCAACTGCGAGGATGATGACCCGCTCACGCCTGTGGGGTGCGCCGACGCTGGCAGCGGAAACAGTCGTCCATTGCGCGTCATACCCGAGGTCGGCCAGGTCTCCAACAACTGTCCCGATCGCTCGTTGAACAAGTCGACGCTTGACGGTTCGGAATCGAGCCAATGCCCGGTCTCGGAGTCGAACCATCCGATGCAACTCGAATTGCTTGCGCTGCTTGTACTGTCCATGCCACCAGTCCTCTCGCATGGCTCGGTTGATCTTGCTGTGGATGAGGGCGACGACGCGAGCAAGGCGCGCCCATTCGGCGTCGGCGGCTACCACTTCGGCCGGCCACTCTTCGCCGTCCGCGCTGAGCAGTCCACGCACGTTCTCGATCACCACCACCTTGGGTCGCAGCACCGCGATGGCACCGGCGAACATCGCCCACAAGCCCGATCGGGTGCCATCCTTCAAGCCAGCCCGGCGGCCGGCTGGGCTGACGTCCTGGCACGGAAACCCGCCGCACAGAATGTCGATGGCCTCGACGGTCGACCAGTCAACGGCCGTGATGTCGCCGAGGTTCGGCACTCCCGGCCATCGATGAGCCAGCACCTTCGACGCCGCCGGGTCGAGCTCGCAATGCCACACGGTGTGGCCACCGAATGCCTCCTCGACGGCCAGATCTAAGCCCCCAGCGCCAGAGAAAAGAGACCCGATCCTCACGCGCCGGCCGCCTCGATGAGCGTCAGAATGGACTCCGCTACCGCCGCGGCAATAACATCGGATCTCGTCGGCGCAGCTCCATGTCCCCTACCCTGGGCAATCAAGTCGCCACATAGCTCCCGGACCGCGTTGAGCGCCTGGGTTTGTCGTTCGGCGAGCTGCTTGACGGCCAGCACCTCATCAGCACCCCGCCAAAACCCGCGTGCCGCCCCGTGCTCGATCACAGCCAGGGTGTCCACAGGCCCCCCACCGAGAGGCTCGGTTTCGTCTTCGCAAGCGTTCATTTTTCGGCTCCGTTCAGTTCAGGCGTGTAAGTGGTGCAGGTGCAGGGGGTTTCGTTGCGTCCGGTGTGCTCGTAGGAGTCACCAACCTTCCGGCCCTTGTCGGATGGGGGTCCGTCGATACGCACAACACGGCATCGACGATCAGGGTGGGGTAGATGACCACAGTGGGCACACATGATGCTCATGGCTGAACCTCGCTCCAGCCGGACACCCAACGCGACTTCAGCGCCGAGTCTTCGTATTCCGCCACGTCAGCCTCAGCCTGCTGGCGCGCCTCGTTGCGCCTGATCTCATAAGCTTCGTGGTACGGGCCGAAATACGAATCATCGGGCAGAACTGCAGCCCATGCGCGCGTGAGTCCTCCGAGTGCCTTGACGATCTCAGCGGCAACATGCTCGGGGTGGTTGCGCCCCTCGGCCTGATCCCACCACCAGCCGCAGTCGCATGAATCCCCACCGTTCAGCGGCTCATGTCGGACGAGCACGTCGGTGATCAGGTTCTCTGCGTCGTTCATGCCGTCTCCTGGATGTCCACGACATGCCCCGCGTACATGCGTGTGTGCCGATCCGCGAACTGTTCAGCGCCATCCCGATCAGGAAAATGGGATGGGTTACGAGCCCACACAGGGCAATCCAGGCACACAGCGTCGAAGCTCACGACGCCCTCCCCTCAACAGGTTCAGGCGCCGGACGCCAACCACCCTCGTCATCAAGGAACACCCACTGCTCACGCCGAAACACACGCCGCGCCTTCGGGTCATGGGACTGCCGGACCAGCCAGCCGTCATCGAATGCCTTGGCCCGGTAGCTTTCGACGTGCCGATGACACTCTGCACACAGCAGCACCCCGTTGGAGGCATAGTTGGTTTCCGGCCGGCGGGTCGATCCAGCCCCGCGTGGTCGACGATGATGTATCTCGCAGTCGCTCGCCCACTCGTCGCACCGCTCGCACCGGCCCGCGGACCGCTCGTAGATAAGTGTCCGCACGAGAGGGGGGAACCCCGTCTGGCGGCGGCTCACGATGCGGCCCCCAGTTCCTGCTGCACCGGCTCTGACTCAGCAGGCGGTGCAGCCTCCAACACCTGCGCGCGGGCCATGATGGCGTCCTGCACCGTCGGCCCATCCAACACACCGACGTTCAACACCTCACTGGCCTTGGCCTCACGCCAAACCCCGGTCAGCTCATCCTTCGACCCAGCACGATCCACCCGATCCAACAAATCCAGAACCCGGTCCTGCACCGATGCGAACTCCCGAACATGCGCCGTCTTCGGATCACACCTCAAAATGTCGAACACCAACTGTTCCAACGTCATATCCGGAACACGCTTCGCCTTGTCCTCACCCGGCACGATCCCCGCATGCACTGAGCGGGCCCCGATGATCTGCGGATGCTCACCACGCCCCAACCGCACCCACACCGACGCATCGAACGCTAAATCCTTCTGCCCCTCCACCTTCCACGTCCGCCTGGTGGTGGGCTTACCGTTCTCCATCTCCATCTGATCAGCACCCCGCGCCGTCATCACCACAATCCCGGGGAACCTCATGAGAATCCGCATCAAATCCTTGTGGCGGCCGTTCGCGAGGTTCCACAGGTCCGGGGTGATCTGAATCTCGGCTTCAGGATCCTTCTCCAACTTCTTGCGGTTGGCGTCACGCCTCCTCGCCTTCGCATCCACCCACTCCTTGAGGTCAGACCATTCGGCGGTCATGGAGTCGATCACCAGGACGACGGGTTTATCGCCGGCGTCGACAGCGCGTTGGGCTTCATCCCGAGCGGCCTTGACCTGCTCGATGATGGAGGGCCAGGTGCCGTCATGCTCGACCACTTCGTACCGGGCCCCGGGGATGGCGCCGTACTCGTCGGCCGCACCTTCACCCCAGTCGATCCAGAGTGTCCGGCTAACCTTGTCCGACGATGAGAGGACCGCAGCCGCCCACGATTTGCCCGCTTTCTCACCACCTTCAACGAGCAGCAACGGCCAAGGAACAGAGCACGTCGGTGGTCTTGTCTTGAGGGTCATTGTTCGATCTGCCTCAGCCCGTCGATCCCCAGCGCCCCGCGTGACAGCAGCCCAGCGATCGTGATGTCCGCGTCCTCCGCAAGCCGTGCCGTGGGGTACGGATCGCCCTGCGCTACGTCGATCAGCCCGTCGATCACCACACCATCGGTGTCGACGAACGCACCCTTCTTCGCCGTCTCATCCAGGAGCTGCTTGAGGAACGCGGGCCGGATCCGCTCCTCCACCTCAATCTCACTGGGGTAGTTGGCTTTCACGTAGGCCAGGAGTCCAGCTTCGGAGACGACGCGGGCAGTCTTACGGCCTTTCGTCATGGTGATGTGACCGATCACCTGCCCACCCACCACGGCGGCTTTCCGCTCCCCCGCCAACAAGCCGAGCTGCGTCTTCGCTTCGGCCTTCCAGTTCTTCAACCGGTCTTCGAGCCACTTAACCAACGCCAACGTTGCCGCTGGATCACTCATCGTCTTGCCCTCTTCTCCCAATCGGCTATCGCCGCAGTAACTTGCTCATCGGTCCACTCGTAACGACCGTGCGGAAGCGCGCGGCAGTGCGGCCCGTTATGGCCTGTCATGTGTTCGCATTGGCCGCCCGACATGGTCCTGGCCGGGCATTGCGCGAGCCTGCGTTTCGCTGTATCAACGTGCTCGCGGGCCACGCTGATCGCAGCCAGCGCTGCCGCGAGACTGTCGTCTACCGTTTCGTCGTACAGGCCGCCAGGTTCCCCGATGATCGAAACCGCCTGGGACAAAAGTCCGAACACCTGCGTGAATCTCGAATCGATATCGATCATGCTGACCTCCGCTCATACAGCCCGTGCCGCATCAACTGGCGTTCAAGGGATTCCGGATCGATACCCATCCGGCGGGCGATCATCTCGTCGGAGAGGCTCATCGCCCGCAGTTCCCGGTACCGCTCGGGGAACGGGACACGGCGTCTGCTGCCGAGGTTCGGCTTCTCCCCCGGGTCGTCGAGTTCGTCCCACGCCAGTGGTGGCGCCCACCCCTTCGCGATGGCTCGCAGCCGTGTCAGTGACGACGGGCCGAGGGTCATCGACCACCGCTCGAACAGTTCCTTCACTGCGATAGCGGTCTCCGCTGTGACCTTGCCGCGCAACGCGATCGCAGAGACAGCAGTCTGCTTCGTGCCCAACTCGGCCGCGATCTGACCTTGTGTCCAGCCCAGCGCCACGAGAGCCTGTATGCGACGGGTGGTGCCGATCGCGTCCACATGCGCCCTGGTGCGCACCAGGCTCTCGGGGACGGGGATGGAGAAGACCTTGGCTTCGGTGGCCTTGCGGATCCTTTCAGCGGTCTGGACTCGACGGACGCCGAACTTCGACAGGCCGTGCTGGTTCATCATCGCGATGGTGACGCCCCGGGAGCGCAGGAGTTCGATGCGTTCACGCGACGGCCCCGGGTCGACGTATCCGCGTTCGGGATCAAGGTTGTAGTGCTTCTCGCACATGCCCCGGTTCTTGCCGGGCTGTGCAGAGTTGGGGCAATTGGGCCTGGCGCAGGTGCTCATGGCTGCATCCACACGATGGTTGTGGTGTCCGGTGGGGTGAAGTACAACCCGTACACCGCGCCGATGATGATGAGGAACGCGATAGCCAACCAGCATGTGCCATCAGTGAAAAACCTGCGGATCATGCGGGACCGCCCTCTTCGATGTTCACCGTCAACTCTCTAGTCGCCTCGTTGGCGTCGAACATCCCAGTGACCCGCTCGAATACCTCGCGGCGAATCGTCTCCATCGCGGCAGGGTCTTTCTTTATTCCAATGACGACGTCATCGGCGAACTTGTCGGCCATATCGCCACCGCATCCCGAGAGATTCTGTGCGGCAGTGGTCAATCCGGACGTGAAGCCGTCGAGCCAGATATCAAGCAGGGTGCTGCGGTCGAACTCCTGCACCTTCACTAGCTTCTGAGTCATGCGAAGTTCCCCTCTGCCAGAAACTCGATGTAGGCAAGTACGCGCCCCACCTCGCCGCTCTCGATAAGGCTTCGTGGAGAACGCATATCAAGCATTCGGTTCGGCGATTCCATCCAAACCTCCACTCCCTCGTCGGTGTAGATCTCAAGCGCCGCCTCACGCACGCGGTCGATGTCACTCATCTCTGATGGCGCTAAGTGAAAGTGCTCAGTCTCGCTAATTGAAAGTGCCCAGTTGGCAGCGGTGGTTCGGCGTGTCGTCGGACTGCTTGTCGGGGTTCTGCTCATCGTCAGCGGAGTTGTGTTTCCGCTGATGAATGGGAGGGCCGTCGTTTGCTGTCGCTGGAGGGTGATGTGGAAGCGCATGCGCTTCGGGAGCAGGGTTGGTCGATATCGGCGATCGCTCGCCATCTCGGGATCAATCGCCGAACCGTTCGGGCCTATCTGGCTGGGGAACGAGTACCCGGGCAACGCCAACGCTCTGAACCGCTGGTGATCGATCCGTTCGTCGAGTACTGCCGGATCCGCCTGGCTGACGATCCGCACCTGTGGGCCTCAACCCTGTTCGACGAACTCGTCGAGCTAGGTTTTACCGGCTCGTATCCGTCGCTGACCCTGGCAATCCGAAACCTGGGGCTGCGACCGCATTGCGAGCCGTGTCAGTCGGTCAAGGGCCGCGACGTCGCGGTCATCGATCATCCGCCGGGGTCGAGACTCAGTGGGACTGGGTCGAGCTGCCCGATCCACCAGCATCGTGGGCGGCTGACCGGCATGCCCACCTGCTGGTCGGGGCGTTGGCCCATTCGAGCCGCTGGCGCGGGGCGCTGGCCCGGCCGAGGACTTCGCGCACGTCGTGGAAGCGATCGAGGCGGTCAGCATCCGGTTGGGTGGGGTCACCCAGCGGTGGCGGTTCGACCGGATGGCCACGGTATGTCATCCCGAATCGGGCCGGATCACCGCGGCGTTCGCCGGGGTGGCCAAACACTACGCTGTCGCCGTCGATGTGTGCCCGCCACGACGGGGCAACCGCAAGGGTGTGGTGGAGAAGTCCAATCACGCTGCCGCCCAACGCTGGTGGCGCACCGTCACCGACGACACCACGATCGAGCAAGCCCAGGCGTCGCTGGACCGGCTGTGCGTGAAGCTCGACGGGCGCCGCCGGCGCCGCGACGGGCAGGCCACCACCGTCGGCGCCCTGGCCGATGCCGAACCACTACGGTCACTGCCGACGGGTTCGTATCCGGCCGAGTTGACCGAACACCGCATCGTCACTCCACAAGCGTTGGTGTCCTGGCGGGGCAATCAGTACTCGGTGCCGCCGGGGCTGGCCGGGCCACGGTGACCGTCACCCACCGCCTGGGCTCTGACACCGTGCAATTGACCACGGCATCGGGAGCCGTTGTTGCCGCGCACCGCCGCGCGGTCGACGGCAGCGGCGCGGTGGTGCGCGATGCCGGTCACGTCGTCGCGCTCGAACAGGCAGTGCTATCGGGGTTCTCGACGGCCAGGCCTTGCACTCATAAGACCCGGCGACCGCCCTCGGTGGCCGCCGTTGCCGAGGCCGCGCGGCTGCGTGGTGCCCCGGCGAACGATCCCGCCCAGAAGGTAGTGATCGATCTGGCCGTCTATGCGGCGACCGCAGCACGGCTATCCGTTGTTCCCCAACACCATCCAACCGAACAGAACCAGGAGTAACCCCTTGAGCAAAACCGTCCCACAGATGAGCGAAGCCCGCCGATACCAACAACTCCGGGCACATCTGTCCTATCTGAAACTCGGCGACGCAGCCGAAGCGCTACCCCGCATCCTCGATGCCGCCCGCGCCGAAAACCTGTCCCTGACCGCCGCTTTGGAGCGGCTGTTGGAGATCGAGGTCAACGCCACCGAAGCCCGCCGGCTGACCTCACGGTTGCGGTTCGCCTGTCTGCCCGAACCCTGGACCATGGCCGATTTCGATTTCGCCGCCCAGCCGGGGTCGACGCCAAACTGATCAACGACCTGGCCAGTCTGCGCTTCCTCGACGACGCGGCCAACGTGCTGTTCGTCGGCCCACCCGGGTCGGCAAGACCATGCTGGCCGTCGCGTTGGCCCGCGGCGCGGTCGAGGCCGGCCACCGGGTGTATTTCACCACCGCCGCCGACCTGGCGGCCCGCTGCCACAAAGCCGCCCTGGAAGGCCGCTGGCACACCTGCATGCGGTTCTTCGCCGGACCGAAACTGTTGGTGATTGACGAACTTGGCTACCTTCCGCTGCCCGGCGATGGGGCATCCGCGTTGTTCCAGGTGATCAACCAACGGTATCTGAAGTCGAGTACGATTCTGACAACCAATGTTGGGATCGCTGACTGGGCAACCGCTTTCGGAGACGCCACCGTCGCAGCCGCCATGTTGGACAGGCTACTGCACCGCGCCACCGTGGTCGGTATCGACGGACCCAGCTACCGGCTGCGCAACCACCAAGCCACCGCCGAAACGATGCGTAAGGCGGTCGCCGCCCATGTCAGCTGAGACCCGTTCCTGCCAAGCCTGCTGGACCGAATTCACCGCCACCACACCGACCAAGATCTACTGCTCAGACCGCTGCCGCAAACACGCCTGGGAGCAACGCAAACACAGCGACACCGCCGCCACCGTCACCGAGGCCCGGCCACCCGCCCCACAGCCGGCCGCCACCCGTTCCTGCCCGCATTGCGGCGAACCCATCACCATCGTCGCTTTGCTGACCACTCCAGAAGCTGCCCGCCCCAGCACCCCCGGCGACGGCACAATCGTTCCCCTGCAACGACGAACCTGCTAACCTTAGCCACTCAAGCCAACTGGGCAATTTCGCTTAGCATCTCTGGGCAGTCTTCTTTAGCGCCATCATCTCGATGCATCCCCGCTTTCCACTCGTCACACCAATCAGCGTGTTCCAGCAGCTCCCTCGCCAACCCTCGCGCGGTGTCTGGTTCCAGGAATGCCTGAATCTCGTTGACACCGTCGGGGAGCACATCGGTAAGCGCCAGTCGCACATGGGCTTCGCAGCCAGGTTGAACGTGCACGCTCCACTCGCCGGTAGCGCCATCGCCTACACTCATCGCGACTCCGTACGCTTACCGACCGCACGCCGGGCATCCATATGCCGCTTGTAGCGCGCGAACTGCTCAGGCAACTCGTCGAGTCGCCGCCGAGCCTCAGCAACCTCCGGATCGGTGCGTTCCAACTCATCCAGGTCCGCTTGCAGGCAATGGTTCACAGGTCGAACACCACCCTCTCCGTCTCGCCACCGCGGCGCAGCAACACCTCGTCGCCGCGGTCTATCGCGGCCAGGATGAAGCCAGCCACTCCGACATGCTTCCAGGACTGGTAGCACGACTGGCATCGACCATGGGGGGCCCGCGCAGGCCGCTTCCCGCACTTGATGCACAGGGTCATGGCTGTTCCCACACGATGGTTGTGGTGTCCGGTGGGGTGAAGTACAACCCGTACACCGCGACACCAACGAGAGCACCGAAGAGGACCATCCAGTACAGGCCGTCAGCGAAGAACCTTCGGATCATGCGACCGCCGCCTTCGATGGGCGCTTAGCTCGAGGCTTGCGGGCCACAGCTTTCTTCGGTTCGCGCTTCTCGGGCGACGGATTAACCCACTCCGGAACAACCCAATCCATCGAATCGTCATCAGCCATCCGAACCGGCATGACCATGCCGACGAAACTGTCACCAATCACAACCCTTATCGGCCTCGTGTGCCCGAAGAAATGCACACGCATCCTCGACGCGCCGGACACCCGCGCGAACTTCGCCAGAAACTGAGGGTTCAGGACCATCGCTTTGGATGGCTCGCTATCGGGGCTCGACTTCAGCAGAGTCAGCCATCCACGATGGACACCCGACTCAATTTCGGAGGCCGGCAGGGTGATGGTTTCTCCGCTGCTGAACGCGACCCGAATGGTCTTACCGTCAGCATCAAGCGCCACCTTCGAGAACGCCTGCTTGCACGCCCCGGCCAACTGGATGATGGTCTTGACTTGTTGAAGTGTAAGAGCCGCAGCGAAACCCCCTGTAGCTTCGTCGAGTTCCGTTTTTGATGCGCCGAGCACGAACCTGTCCGTGCCCACTGCGACCAGCTCCTGGCCGCTGGCCTCCAGATGGACGGCATTGATAATTGGAATCGTCGTAGCGCTACTGGCGAATAGTGATGCTTCCTTCAGGATGCGCACCAATTCGGTCGTCATCAGTTGAACAGTCATCCGAGTACCCCAGCGCATCCACCCGGTCCGGCCAAGGGTGGGTTCATGGACCCGTCAGGGATGATGCAACGTAGTGGTTGCCAGTAGTAGCCGATGCGGAAGGTGTTGAGGCGACTACCGTCTGGGAATGTGCGGCCCTCGCAATAACCGCCCCAGCCTGATGCACTCAGCCCGGGCCCGTTACCTGGGCACCAGAACGGTGGCACAGGCGTGAACGGATCCGGCAACGCCTCAGCACGAGCCGCCCAACCCACACCCGTACCCACAAGCACCGCAGCCGACAATGTCGCGACAATCCAACGGGCAGTGCGCTTATGAACAGTCCTATACATCACGCCGACACCGCCAGCTCTTCGGCCTGGTGACGACCAACGTAGCTACCGGGATCGATTTCAGCGCTGGCGGAATGCCTTCCCACCGCGCCGTCCTCCACCCGGATCGGCCTGGCACCTTCCATGCGGAACAACACTCGCTCCAGGGGTGTCGCCCACGCTGGTATAGGCCACAGGGTTTCAGTGGTTGATACGCTCGATGTTGACATCGGATGGGGTTCCTCTCTTGTGGTTGGGTTTTCCGGTGTTTCGGCGGGTCACCCGGGCAGGGGTGGCCCGCCGACTTACTTGGTGACGCGGTAGTCGGCGAGTAGTGAGGCGGCGATCGCGTCGTCGCTCGCATCCGATCCAGTGGCCCTCACGTAGGCGTTCCTGATTGCCGTGATGTGCGCGGCCAGATCCTCCTGCGAGACAGGCCTATCCGACTCGGACTCATCTGCCTCGAACTGGGCAGCTAGGTCACGCAGTTCGGCGACGAGCTGCTGGCACCGTTCCAACGGTGGCCGCGTCCCATCGAGCCCGACGAACCACTCCAACCCGAGCGCAGCTTCGTACAGCAGATCCGACGGTGGGCGTTCCGGGGAGGGCGACTCGTGGCCACCCACCTCCCCGAAACTATCCGCGCACTGCGTCCCCTCAGCACGCGGCGAATCCGGTTTCTTGGCGTGGTAGTCAGCCCACGTCGTTGCGTAGAGGTAGTCCTCGTCGGCTTCCGCCTCATCGCAGATGTCCTCAGCTCGCAGCGGGCATTCGACTGTCGGGCAGGTGCATTCAGCTGCTGGCGGGTCCAGCAGGTTTGGTGGTGTGTGATTCGCGGGGCACACGGTTCGCAGACCCAAGTCGATCCCGTCAGCGACAGCATTCAAGGCAGCGTTGACAACCGGCCAAAACCACCGCGCCGTCACCTTGTCCACCACCAGCCGAGAATCAAACGAGCACCACCAAACAACGCCAACAGCAGGGCAATCACGAAGAACAAGACATCGATCATGACGCCACCTGCGGAAACACGTGACCGCACTCAGTGCTGATCACCACTCGACGCGGCTGATCAACCGCAATCTTCACCCGCCGTCCGTGATGCTCAATCACCTTCCCGAACAGGTACTCCATGCAGCCAGCCGTCTTGTGCCACTGGTGAATACCGACACGGGAACCAACCGCGTGATGCGGCAAAGCACACGGTGGAGCAGGTGGCGTAGGAACACGGATCGGCTGGGTAGTCATGCTGCACCGCCGGTCATCTGCTGCTCTTCCCACGCGATGACATCAGAAAGCCTGTACCGCACATACTTTCCGAACTTCGCGTAACGCGGCCCGTACGGAACCTTCGCCCACTCAGCCAACGTGTTCGGCGGCAAACTCCAACGCTCCGTCAACTCCGGGCGGGTAAGCCAAATCCTGTCCGGATCCTGCTCATCAGGTGTAGTCACTTCGACCTCGGTTTCGACTCGTAGAGTGGACGTTTCGGCTTCGGCCAGTGCTGAATCGCCGGGCGCGGGATGGAGTGGAATGTCATGCCGTCCGCACCACCCGAACGTGGATCTCCTGCGTCTCCGGGTAGGTGGTCACCTCGTAGATGCCGGGCGACGGGATGTCCGGGTCATAAGAGGGGAGGTTGCCGCGCCACGAGGCAGGCTTCTCCTGCGCCGGATCTGGATGCCAAACATGTGACGTGCCAAGGCTGTCCCCATCGATCCATGTGCTCGTCTTGACGTAACGGCCATCCGAGTAGACGTTTGGATCTCCGAATAGCTCAGCCAGGGAAGCGATGTCGACTGTGATGTCGTGAATCGCGTTGGTCTGCAGCTCGTGACCTTCCTGGTCGCACATCGAACCGCCAATTTCGTCAAGCGCCCAGTCGGTGCGCTCCCGCAGGACCGCCGCGGCGTACTTGAGTGCATCGTCAGCGCGCATCAGGCAGCGCTCCTGAGCATTTCGATCAGCTTGTCGATGCCGGCGGGGCGGACCCGCACCTGCGGGGTACGGAGGTGGACACGCCCGTCCTCGTCCTCCCACTCGCCCATCGGCTTCTCACGGAGCCAGCCCTTTTCAATCGCCGTCTGGTACGCGCGCGGCTTTCCCTTGTGGTCCTTGTAGATCCAGCGGACCATCCGCAGCGTCTCCCACAGTCGGGTTTCACCAATCTCGATGTCGGCCCGATTGATGACCTTCGCGGCCTCATTGACGTCGTAGTCACCTTCGGCCGAGATGAAGTTGTCGAACTTCGCGGCCTTGGGTTCAACTTCCTTGAGCCGGTTCGATGCGATCACCAACTTGTTGGCGGTGTCGTGGAACATCGCCGCCATGTACGCGACACCCTCGGGCGTGGACAGGTCTGGCGCACGGAGTTCCAATTTGGCTTCCCGATGGACGTCCAGCAGGTGCGCGCGAAGCTCTTGGGCCACCTCGCTGTCTCGGAGCAGCATCCCGACGTTCAGCACGGCACGGTGGGAGAACAGCGCCATGGATGCCGCGCGGCTGGTAGATCCACTGAGGTTCTTCAGGGACCTCAGTTCGTCGCCAGTGATGACACGGAACCCATTGGCGGCCAACTCTTCGCGGTTGTCCTTGACGAGCGACTTGATTGCCTCCAGCCCTACGCCGTAGAACCGGGCGACCAGCTCGGTGGTGATATTGGTGTCGTCCGGCAGTTGGCAGAACGCGCGCACTTTGCGGAGCACATCGACACGGCCGGCCAGCGCGTCACGCTGGGCGCGCGCCGCGCCGTCGGTCAGATCGACCGCTGTAGTCTGGATGTCTGACATTCGAGCTACCTCTCGTTGTCGGTCGAAGCCCTCGCCCCGTACGGCGGGGGCTTTTTCGTGGATTTAGGCCACGCCCTTCTGCTCGACTGGGCGCTCCAGCACGGAGACGGGGACCTTCAGCGCGACGGCGAGCTTCTTGGTCACCGTGGCGTTAGGCCAGCGGTCACCGTTCTCAAGCTGAGAGAGGTAGGGGGCGGACACTCCGCTCGTCCTGGAAAGTTCTGCCGATGACCATCCGGTGCGTTCGCGGATGATTCGGAGCTCCTGCCAGACCCCGTAGGACTGTTTGACCATGCTGCAAACTGTAGTGCGAACAAGTGCAAACCGCAACCTGTTTGCGCCAACGGGACGGAAACGTGGCATTGACCTGCGATGTTCGATAACTACATCGACGTAACTGCAAAGATTCGGCCGACTGCGACGTATGGACTTTGCACCTGTTTGCACGCCAACATGTAGACGTGACCGAGAACAGTGGAACCCGCAAAGACTGGCCGTTTGGGCCAGAGCTGAAGCGGCATCGAGAACGCGCCGGGCTGTCCCAGCGCGAAGCATCGCGGCGCACCGCGCCGCCGGGTTCAGATAAGCCGGCAGTCAGCGCAGGGCGCTGGGCTCAGCTGGAAACGGGATGGCAGATAAACAAAGGGACGCTCATCCCCATAGGGACGACGGCCGCGACGGTTGCCGCGGCGGCCAGGGCGGTGCAGTGGGACGTGGACGATGCCCTGCAGATTGCGGGCTTTCGGCGGGAACACCTACCTGCGCCGCCCCCAGAGCCGACGATCGCCCGCTACTCAGATGACGAACTGATATCCGAAGTAAACCGACGCCTGAAGGAGGCACGGAATGTCATGGAAACTGCATCGCAGACGCGAACACCGCGCGAAACGCGTCAAGACGAGGAGGTAGACCTAGGTGCCAGGACGAGTGAGTCGACGGATGCGGGCGAGACGCGGGGGCGCGACACAGCCAACGAGATCCACGACAGGTTTCGGCGAGCTGTCCGCACGAAGGCTGGCGAGCACCCGCCGCGCCTGCATGAGTGACCAGGTGGTCGGCGGGCGAGTGTCCAACTCGGCAAGGATCAAATCGAGTGTGGCGCTTAGCTCGTCGTCTTCCATCTTCCGGTCCCCTCTGATACTGCGATGTTGCTGTGAGTCGAGAGGGTAGATGGTTGCTCCGACAAGTTTTTGACGACCCAGCAAATTACAATAGGGTGATTTGAACGCCTGGTTAATCCCGTCTGCCACTGGCGAAGAACCCCAAGTTAGCGATATCAGCAAAACAGCGGGGGGGGGGCGTCCAGGCAATCTCTTCCCACTGACCATCCGCAGATGCAGGCCGAAAATCGCCAGCTAACACCCGTCGGCGGTAACCCTGTTTCTCGCACGCACCCACACCTGGAAGCAGGGTTGCCGGGCACCATGGCAGCGAAGAGTGAGCCGCCGCGCGGTCAGCCTCCCCGCCTCGTTGACGCGACCGTTACGGCAAACGTCCACAGGCAACCCACAGTGACCATAGGATCACGTCCATGACTGAGGGGTCCGCGCGCATATCTAAGCCCGCAATCGTCGGGATAGCCTTCGGAGTGGTGATGTTGGTGGCCATGATCGCCGGGGGTGTCTACTACTTCACCCGCGGCCCGTCCGAGGAAGACGTTGCGGCTTTCGTCAAGACGGACATGCAGGGCTACTTCGACAGTGACCCGCAGATGGCCAAGTACCACTTCCCCATCACGGTCAAGCGGGTCGACCTCATTCACACGTCCGGCACGGAGTACAAGGGCATCGCCACGGTGCGCGCCAAGGGGGCCGACCACAACGTTGCGATCACGGTAAATTACGACGGTGAAAAGGGTATGTGGCAGGCAGACCGCGGCGCGTTCCTGTTCCTCTTGACCGGCTGA